GGAAGAGGAGGAAGAGGAGGAAGAGGAGGAAGAGGAGGAAGAGGAGGAAGAGGAAGAGGAAGAGGAGGAAGAGGAGGAAGAGGAGGAAGAGGAGGAAGAGGAAGAGGAGGAAGAGGAAGAGGAAGAGGTGTTTGAAATTGAAATTAATGGAAAAAATTATTATACATCAAATGAACAAAACGGATCTATATATGGTATTACCGAGGATGAAGATGTCGGTGAAGAACTTGGTAATTTTGTTAAAGGAAAACCAGTATTTCATTAAATAAACATATTAATTAAATAATAATATATTTATTTCAAATTTTTTAATGTCTTATTATTAACAAGACCACCTTTTTTTAATGTCATCTTTCCGCCTTTACTCTTTTTTACGTTACCAACCTTAATAAAGTCTTCATTATTTTTGTTAAAATTGTAATCCAAAGAAGGTTTTAAAATATTCATAAGAACAAACTTATAGAAATCATATACAATTTTATGATAATTAATTACATTAATCTTTTCATCTTTATCTGGTACATTTACAGAACGTTTTATTGTAGTAATTCTATTTAACTCTTTTTCTTTTTCACTTTCTATTGCACTATTTAAATCAGTAATTTTAGAATACAAATCTTCATTATATATTTTATTTGGTTTGTTCAACTCCTTTTTCCATGCCTTAAATATGTCAGCAAATAATAAAGAGATTCTCTTTTTATCTTCTTGAGGCTTAAATTTATTTTTAATTATATCTTTTACAAGAGTTTCAGAACGATTATTTTGTAAGTATTCGTTATATTTTGACGTAGCTGGTTTGCTTTCTTTCATCTTTTCTAGAAATTGATTTGCTCCTTGCAAAAGACTATTATTTTTGTTTTTTCCAGTACGCATATCTCTGTATTTACGCATAATATCTAATAAAATATTATTTATTTCAATCATTTCTGCTTCTGTTAAAGGTAGTGATTCTTTTTTTATTTGAGGATTAGGTATATTCATATTATTAGAGTTCATGGTTGTAGATATAGGACCTTGTTTTGTTTGCGAAACCGCATTTTCAAGTAATGTTTCATTATTTAAACTACCTTGCATAAATTTTTCTAATTTATTTGTCACTTCCGTATCATAGTAATCGCATTTTTCAAAATTTGGGTCATTGATGTCACCTGGGTGTAATTCAAGCATGACATATATTTCTTTTTTAGCATTACGAATATCTTTTAGATTTAAACTACTGATTCCATTTTTAATTAATTCCTCGAAATCTGGATTCGTTTCTTCTTTTGCATATTGACGTATATAATAATTATATAAATATTGAATAAATTCATAAAAAATTTTAACATCATCATCATAAGCATGTTCAATTAATCTTTGCAACTTTTCGTTATTTATAGTGCGTATACTATAACGATATTGATTCAAAAATGATATTTCATGATTTGTATATTGAATCGGCAAAGAAACCTTTTTTCTATTGTATATTTTTTCTAATTCATCCATTGTTTTAGTTAAAAATTCAGGGTCAAAGTCCTTTGCATAATCAATAAAACTAATTGTGCCATCAATTAATTCACGATATACAGGATGATTTACAATATCATTATACAATATTACTTTTTTAATCGTTTTAGGTTGCCCATCAATATTAATATTAGAAGTATACCCTGCATTAAATAAATGGTCTGCATAAAACGGCTTCAAAGACGTCTCTGATTTTAAATAATTGTAAGAAGTATGTATATTATCAATTACAGGAAAAGAAGTAGGAAATAAGATTTCTAACATGGCTAATAAGTTATTTTCCATTCGTTCATTTCTTTGTTTCTCATCTTTTAATGTAGGATTTTCACCAACCTTTAATATAAAGTTTATAAATTTTGCTTTATTAAAGAATACATTAATGCGGTCTTGATAATTGACAATATTTCTTAATTTTTGCAATGGATATTCAACTTTATATGTAAAAAATGGATAACTTTCTAATGCTAGGTTTTCTCCTTCTTTTTTATCAAGTTCTGATATTACAAGCATATTATTTGTCAATAGTGTAGGTTTTCCTTTACTATAGTTTGTTAATATTTGCATTTCTAAAGTATACATTTCTTTACTGTCATTAAAATTTGTCGTCTTCAAAGTTGTAGGAATCTTTTTAGGTATGATAGTATTTTTTTTAGATGCTTTAATAGGTCGTTTTTTCGATTCATCTTTTATGTTTGATTTACTTCTGGTTTTCATTATAAATTTGATAGTTATATTATAAAGATAATTTATTCTTTATAATATTTATTTCATTGCATAACTTTCTAAATTTATTTGTTTATCTTGAGTTTTTGCTTTTTCTAATACTTTTTCAGCTTTTTTAATATCTTCTTCTGAAACATCCTGATTCTCACCATCATTTTCTAAAAGACCTGTATGATAATCTTTAAATTCCTCTGGTAGAACACAAAAAACACTGTCATCATTTAATAAATAATCTACAACAATTATGTAAATAAACATAACAGTACTAGCAATATAAATATCCCTTGAACCCATCCAAGCAATCGTAAATACTAATATATATTTGCTAAATGTATATTTTAAATAAGCCTCCATACTTTTGCTTAAATTTATAGTTACAAACCTAGATACTATATTTAAAGTTATAATCATCAAACCAGCAAAAATTTTGCTATCATTTATTCTTTTTATGTTTTCATGTAAATACGTAAATATATCTTGAATAACTTTATTTTTCATATATAATTGAAGTATATTTTAAAAAATATAAACTATTTTTATTTTAATTCATCTTTTGAAAATTTAGGAATCAAACCCTTTTCAGTATTTATTTTTGCGTCAACAATACCAAAAGAACAAGTATCATCACAAGCATTACATTTTTCATTATCAAATTTTAATTCAGGAAAGACATGTTCAGTCATATCATCTTTTACATCCATATTTTTAAACCTTAAAATTTTTCCATTGCAATGCTCATCTCTAAACTTTTTTTTCATCTCGTTTTTAATAGTTAAAGATTCCTCATACTTAGTATTTGGTTGATAGATATCATTTAAATTAGACATGGTTTCAATTGTTGTTTCTTCCTTTTTTTTTCTGTTACAGTTACCCTCTATACATTTGAAACTTTCACATTCTTCTTTTTTCTTTTCTTCTTCATCTTTTTTTTCAAAAGACAAATTATCCATAATAGAATCCATATTTAGCATATTTTCAATAACTTCATTTTGGTAATAATATATGATTAATGCGCAAGCTAATACGCCAAATTTTACATCTAAAATTGTGTAATAAATAATAATACATAAAGCAAGTAATTTTCCTAAAATAGTGTAAGAAAAGGTAACAAAATCATGAGAATAACTAAGTAATAAAAACAATATGAGAATGGGAATAAACTGACTTAAAATTTTATTCATTTATGTATTATCATATTATTTTTTTTACCTTGATTTTGTGATTAAATCAAACAAAATAAAATCTAATTATTTTTTAAGTACAAAAAAAATAATATATGTCTTCTCTTATTAATTCAGCATCTGTTTATATTGCGGGAGATACACCTAAAAAAAGAGTATCTACTATGCGCAAAACAATAAAAAAAAAATATAGCGATTCGATTCCACCTGACATGAATAGAATAGATAACAATGGTCCAAGTACAATTGAAGAACTTCAAAATTATTCCAATGAAAGAACTGAAAGAGTAAATGAATTGTTAAATGAAATGTCTTCTTTAGGAAATGACGAAGAAAACACAATGGGCGATTTTTTACCGATTGAACCACCCAATGTTCAAAATAAAAAAGATATGGAAGCTTTAGAGTTTTCACGCGAATATAATCCCACTATTTCTACCTATTTAGAAGCAACCAACGCAAGAAAAAATAAAAAGAAGGATGAACCAACATTATATGGCGCTAATGATAGTAGCCATGCTAAATTAAGTAATTACATGCAGAGTTATGAACCACCTAAAACAGAACCATACTATAAGAAAATGGGAATTGGCTCCACACAAGAAGGTGGCTCAGATAAATTAATGGAACGTATTAATTATATGATTCATTTGTTAGAAGCTCAACAACACGAAAAAACCGACACCATTACAGAAGAATTTATATTATATATATTTTTAGGTGCCTTTGTTATTTTTGTGGTTGATTCTTTTGCACGAACTGGAACATATAAGCGATAATTAGTCCATTGTAAATAAAAATTGATAACTAGATATAAATTTATTCAAATTTAAATAAATTTATTACCATGACAGATTTTAATGATATGCCTGAAGAAATATTATGCAGGATTATTTCTTATTTAAAAATTACATATGAAAAAATAATTAAACGAGAAAAAGAGCAAGAGTTACATGAAATAAAAGAGAGAGTGTATGTAATTACTCATATTTCATATCGACCTAGTGCTTTATGTTTAATTAATAAAAAATGGTTAAAAGCACTACTGCAAATTAAATGTAAATTCTGTAAATTTGGAAATTATGATATGTTTCGAAAATTATATAAATGTGGGAATTGTGGCTATATTGTTAAACAACCAAAACACGCGAATAAAAATAACATACCAAAAAGAGAAAAATATATTACTGTAAAATAAAAACTCTTTTATTTGGTAATGACGATTCTGGAAATACCATATTATACAAATAATAGGCAGTTTGATTATCAAAAATAGGACTATATTTTTTATTCCACATAGGTAACAATATTGTATTATGTCCCAAATTTTCAAATAATAACATTTGATAAGATTCATTTTTTTTTAAAATATTTTGAATACATTTTGTAAATCCATTGTAAAATACAGGAGGAGATAAGCAATTCATTATACTAGCAATAAAATGAAGAGTATTTCCCTCTAATTCTTCGTAATACATTTTTGCATCCTTAAAAAAATAAAACCCATATATCTGGTCATTACCATACAAACAAAATACATGCAATAATTTTTGATTTATCATTTCAATTATATTTCCAACGTCAGGAAATATCATAACATCGTACAATTCTGTTTTTGAACAATAATCTGGATTAGTATAAAAAAAGTCTGTATATTTATCTGTATTTTCTTTATTTAATTCCACTATAAAATATCCTTTTGGTAAAGGCTGTACTCGCGAGTTTCGTAATTTATATGTATAAGTATTATATTTAACAAAAGGTACTACCCCTGAAAACAGTTGAATTTCTTTTTTTAATAAAGAAACAGGTACATCAGGATGAAATATTCTTTGATTATATTCATGTGTTTGTAATAATTTTCTAAAAATAGATACTTGCTCTTTATGACGATTCACACAAAGATAATCAAAAAAGTAAACAGGCATTTCGGTAAAGCATGTTTTTTTATTATATTTATTTACATACCAAAAATTTAGATGTCTGCTTGTTATTGTACCAAATGATACATTGTTTGTTATAATATTTGAACCAGACGAATTAAAACTTTGTATGTAATGATTTTCACAATATAAAGATGCATAGGATGTTTTTGATTGTCCAGACAATATTGCATATATATCCAAATCTTGAATTGTATGAATTATTTTATCAGTGTTTAAAAAATAACACTGAATCGCATTTGTACATTCTTTTCTTTTATCATTATTCATTTCTCTAAAGTTGTATGTTTTTACTTGCAAAGAATCAAGGTATTTTGTTTTTCCTGGAGTATATTGATTTATTATAAAAGGTTCCTTATAAAATCTCCTTAATAAATCGTAACTGTGATATACAGGTTGATTATTCCAGAAAGGATAAACTAATTTAATATATCCAAAAATAAATAAAAGAATCATGATAAACAAAATCAAAATATATTGAATTACCATATATTTTGTAAATAGTTATAGTGGACGCTCAAAATAATATAAATATTGATACGAATCTCCGCTAATTTCTTTCATGTCAGTTTTACCGTGGAAAATAAAACCATTCTTTTTTGCTATATCAATAATTGTTCTTATGTCTTCCATATGTAATGTAATTTCATTTTGACGAATATGATTTGTATCATTATCTATCATTGTTTCAATAAATTGAGTTTTGCTGGTTTTATTATTAATTTCATAACATCCTTTATAATCATAATCTTTAAACGTTGTTTTTTGTTCTACTTTACAGCCATTCTTAGTTTTTTCACGATAATTATACGTTTTTTCATAAGGTATTATATTTGTAAATTTATCTCTATTTACCAAATGTACAACTAAATATCCACCGGGTTTCATCCAAAAATAACAATTTTTGAAAAATTGTGCTTTATCTTGAAAATGATAAATTGTAAAATATCTACATAAAACATGTGTGAATGTAGATTTTTCAAATGCTATTGGCTGCATTGCATCTGCAGATAATACTTCAATATCTGGGTATAGTTCTTGTGAATAATCTGCCATATTATCATTTTTTTCTATACCATATGCTTGATAGCCAGCATCATTTAATTCATATACAGATTTTCCAGTACCACTACCAACATCTAAAAATACGCTATTTTTAGTGTCGGGTGTTGTTGTCTGTATTATATGACTTAATTCTGAATTAACTCTTTTATCGACACCATGAAGTGTGTCATATAATTCAACATAAAAACTATCTAATGCTTCGTCATTTAATTTAACTACAAAAGGTTCTTCTTGTGTGAATCCTTCATTTAATAATGAAGGTGGTCTTAATTGTTTATATATTAATACTGCTAAAATCAACAAAGCAAATATCAACACCCATTTTAAATATAATAAATTTGGATTCTTAGTTGTTAATAAAGAATATATTGTGAAAAACATTATAATATATATAACTTTTATATTATAATCTATTTTTAATCGCTTACATATCGCGAAGTTGGTTACGTGTATGGTTATAGAATGTGTTTACTCCTATTTTGTTATTATGTAAATTTTCATGAAGCTCTTTGCTAAAGGGCTCCTTTGCAAATAATTTTGGATGAGGTTGTTCCGAAGGAATATAGGGAACTTTTACTTTATACATATCACTTTCAGAAGTAGGGACATATACGCTTTGACTAGCACCCTTTTGCAATGCAAAATGTTGATTGCGTAAATTAGATTCTAAATCAATGTTGCTAAAATAGCCCGAAGAAGGTGCTTTTCCATTTCCATTAAAAAACTGATTAGATAGTTTATAAGTTTCATAAGTGGATTTTTTAGGTGCTGGTTGTTTGTCTAAAACTGGAAAATAGTCATATTTGGTAGAAGTTGGTCTCAAATCAAAATTAGGTTCTAATTTTTTTTCAATATTGTTTCTCGAACCCATTCTTTTATTTAACTCTTCTACTCTATCTTCTTGTCCATAAAATGCATACTTAGGTACACCTAATATTTCTTGATTATTTGAATATTCCATTTTAAATTATATAATACATACATAAAATAATGTTACCAAGTAAATTAATATTTAGAAAGAAATGCGTTTAAAAAAACATAGATAGATTAATATATATGGATAAATCCACCGAAACAAGCGAACCTTCTCAAGACAAAAAACTAAATCTTGATGACCTTAAAGTAGAGAATCAAGAAATGGCATTAAATTTAATGGGACAGTTTTTAGAGTTAGCTCAAAAACGTGGTGCGTTTAATTTTCAGGAATCTGCTAAAATATATGAATGCATTAAGTTTTTTGTTCCTGTTCCTCCTACTTCCGATAAAAATGATTAATTTATAAGAATGATTAATTTATTATATATTTATATCTTCAATTAAATATATGATTTTTTCTAGTTTACCTAAAGAATTAAAAGAAATAGTTTATTCTTATGCTGTTGGAAAATGTAATTTATGCAATAAACATATTCATTATTCAAACCTAGTTCATAATTGTCGCATATTTGAATATCGAAATGTATTTCAAGATGAATATTGGAATAAGGAAGAAATGATAACCTTCCGTTCTATTTGCAAACAATGTATTGCAAGTTTCAACGGAAAAATAATAGTAAATTTCAAAGACAATACTTATTTTTGGATAAAAGATTATGATACAGATAAAGAATATATGATGCAAACAAAGAATATATGATAAAAACAAACAATTTAAATAGACTATTCTATCATATTTAATGAAAACTGTTACATATTCAACGTGCTGGTATAATTTTAAGGCTAAATTTAATAAAGATACATACGGGGAATGGATAGATAATATGTTAACTAATGTAAATAATTATAATCTAGTTATCTACACAAATGAAGATAGTTTTGAAATGTTAAGCAAATATATTCAACCTAATATAAAAATCATTGTAAAAGATCATACAGACTTTTATGGATATCAATACGAAGAATATTGGATAAAGAACCATGAGAAAAACGATTTATTAAATGAGCATGTAGATTGGAAAGTAAATATGCTTTGGTCGGAAAAAATTAATTTCGTAAAAGAGACGTGTGAAAACAAATATTTTGATACAGAATATTATGGTTGGTGTGATATCGGATATTTTCGAAACCGTAATAATGATTCACATAGTGATTCTTTAAAAGATTGGCCAAATAATGAAAAAATACTAGCCCTTGATAAAAACAAAATCCATTATGCTTTGATTAACAATGACCAAATGTATGTGTCTTACCTATATGAAACCATTCGTAATAAAAATCGTAAAGGATTACCAATTCATGAAATACCACCCAACCAATATTCAATAGCTGGTGGATTTTTCACATTACATAAATCAAAAATAGAATGGTGGCATGAAACTTATTATAAAAGATTGTTATTGTACTTTGAAAATGATTATTTAGTGAAAGATGACCAAATATTAATAGTGGATTGTGTTTTTACATATCCTTTTAATTTTCAATTATACGCTGAGAGATATGAAGAATATGACAATTGGTTCATGTTTCAACGTATTTTTCAATAAAATAGTATAAACAAATAGTTAGTATTTGTTTATAAAGATGATTTCTATTTTAATGCCTTTGTATAATGGTATTGAATTTATAAATGAATCGGTACCCTCAGTTGTTTCTCAAACTTACAAAGATTGGGAATTGATCATTGGAGTAAATGGATATAATGAAAATTCGGAAATTTTTAAAAAAGCAAAAGAAGTTGAAAGTGATAAAATTCATGTATATGATTTGCATAATTGTAAGGGTAAATCTAATTCTCTAAATGAAATGTTAAAGTTGTGCAAACATAATTGGATTTGCATTTTAGATGTTGATGATATATGGCATAAAGAAAAATTAGAAAAACAAGTTCCTTTAATGAAAATTTTTGATGTAATTGGAACAAACTGTCAATATTTTGGTGATTCTAATGCTGTTCCTCATATTCCAAATGGAATAATTAGTGATTTTGACTTTACAAAAGTGAATCCGATTATAAATAGTAGTTGCTTAGTAAAAAAAGAATTATGTAATTGGAATGAACAACATGTTGGAGTGGAAGATTATGATATGTGGTTACGATTATGGAAAGAAAAAAGAAAGTTTTTTAATTTGGTAGAAACATTAGTTTTTCATAGGATTCACAAATCAAGTGCATTTAATGCACAAGGTAATAATAATAAAGTGAATGATTTACTTAAAAAATATAAAAATAATTCCTAAACCAAATTTTTATAAATATTTATTTGTTTTGTAATACTTCATCATTCTTTTCATTATAAAATTGTTCTAATGTACGTGTAAAAGCAGTTGATATATCATTCATATCATTAAATATTTCTACATCTTCCAAATTATAAATTTCTTGTAAATCTGTATCTATTAAACATTTCAACTTATAACCACGAGCATAATTTATACTGGAAGTTAGTTTTTTATTGTAATAGGAACTATGTGTTTCTTTCGTAATTAGAGGCAATATACAATATGCATCTAGAAATTCCTTATGGTAATCAATAAATTTCAAGTTATTTTTTAATATTATTTTATTCTTATATTTTTGTAATTCTCCTGGTAAATACCCTCTACCTATAAGTTTAATTTTAAAATCATATTGATAAGACTGATCTAAAATTTTTTCTAATAAACCTAAGTTTCTTCTATTCATATTTAGATTTCCCTGAACTACATAAATAGGAATATTAGATATTTTTTTATCATTAGAATAAGGTAATACGTCAGCATATATATAATTTGTTTCAGATAATGGTGTTAGGTAATATACATTTGGATTTGTTTTTAATCTATCAGTTATTTCATGCGAAATGTACTTGTTTGTTGAATTTTCTTTTTTGTCTAGGTGTTGAAAATCTCTATCATATACTGTACAATTTATAAAATAATCGTAATTACTTGTATTTTCAAATTTTATTTTAGGATATTTATTTTTTATATATTCTATGAAATCTCTATTATTACCTGGAGCCAAATCGCTTGTATTTAAATATATATCAATAGGGATTTCTTTATCAATCTTTAAAATTTCATGATACTTCACTATTATGGATTCTATTATTTCACAGTGTACATATGTATTATTGACAATTAGTAATTTTTTACTCATATATTATGATTATATTATATTATATAAATGTCAAACTAATTTATTCATTTTGCAAGATATGCTGATTATAAATTTATCCTTGGAATATGTTTATTAACTGAACTTTGTGACCCTACAACATAAAGATTTATTCCTTCTTGTTTAAAAAAATCATACATATATACAATATTTTTATTAACCATAAGCATTTCTTCATAATGACCTTTGTTTTGTTTATCATTATTTGGGTCCCATCGTACACTGTCTTTATAATCTTTGTTATTATCATTATCGAAATAATGAGTAATATTTTTATAATTATTTTTATCAATTAAATCCCAACCTATTGTGTATATATTTTTTATTCCAATATATTTACAAAAATAAAATACACTTTCATATAATATACCTGGTCCCCATGGGCGTTTAATATTATTTTCTAAATCATAATCTTTAAAATTTTTTTTTTTAAGTAATTGTTTTTCAATATGAAAAGGCATATCTTCTGGTAATATTATATCTGCTGGATAATTACAATAATTTTTATTATTATCCTTACTTTGGTATATTTTAATTGTATCTGTATTTATATTAAAAACTCTTGGTCTTGTGTTATTCCAAAAGAAAAAATGCGCATAATCTTTATATTCAACAATACTTTCTTTAACACAAATAACTATTTTATCTTTAATAAAATTACATATTTTTTCTTTAGGATACTCTTTTAATGAAGGACCACAAGTTAAAATAACACAATCTTTATCTAAATATTTTTGTTTAAATTCTTCGATTTTCATATGTATATGTATATATATATTATAATGACTATAATAAAAAATCTAGATTGTACCGTAAGAGACGGAGGTTATATAAATAATTGGAGATTTAATGAAAAATTTATTAATGAATATTGTAATATTTTAAATATTACTAATATTGATTATGTAGAAATTGGATTTATTAATAATACAAATAACTATAAAAATAAAATTGTCGGAGAATACAGAAATTTGAATGAAGAAATTATTAAAAAATTTGATAAATATAATTTTAAAAAAGTCGTTATGGCAGATTTTATTGATATAAATTATCAATTGTTAGAAAATAAAATAAACATAGATCTAATTAGAATAGCATTTCATAAAAAAGATTTAACAAAAGCATTAGAATCATGTAAAATAATAAAAGACTTAGGTTATAATGTTAGTGTGAATGCAATGGCAATAACTAACTATACCAATGATGAACTCAACTATTTATTTGAATACATTAATGAACATAAATTAGATATGTTATACATAGCTGATTCTTTTGGCTCACTTACACAAAATGATATTAAAAGATACTTTGATTTATTTGATTCACAATTAAATGAAGATTGCACAATAGGATTTCATTTACATAATAATATGAATAATGCTTATGGAAATTATGAATTTCTAAAAAATTATGTAAATGATTTTACAAGAAAAATTATAGTAGATACGACAATGTTTGGTATGGGTAGAGGAGCAGGTAATTTACAAACAGAATTAGTAGTAAAAGATTCTATTAACTTGGAAAATATTTATAAAATGGTAGGTTTTATTCAAGACTTTATAAAACCTATCTACAAAAATAATGAAAATACTTGGAGTTATGATTTAGATTACCTATTAAGTGGTTATCTAAAAATGCACCCAAATTATATTGTAAAAATGAGAGATTTAGATATTTCTATGAAAAATAGATTTTTTTTAATCAGGCAACTTGAAGAAAGAAAGTATGATTATAAATATTTTGATATTGAAATTATGAATAACTTTATTGAAGAATACAAGAGTCAATTACTTTAGATAGACTTTTCTTCTTTTAATCTTTGTGAAAAGTTTTTACCTGCGGTCCAACCATCGGTCTTCCATGCATGACCTGATTTATTTGTGTATCCAGCATAAATAAATCGTCTTAATCCTTTAGTTGAACATCCTTTATGATAAGAATTATTTTGAGATAAAATAAATATTCCAATATTATTTTTAGGTTGAATATATTCTATTTCTTCAAGATTATTTTTATTCGGATATTGTTTATAATCTAAAAAACTTTCTAATTCTTTGTGTTTTGCTATTCCTAGTTCTCCGCCCTCTTCTATTGTTTCATCACCAAAATATATTAGAAATTGTATAATTCTTCCTCTAGTGTCTACATGCCAAGGATTTTCATATCCATCTTTGGATTCTGCAATATGCAAAACTAACTCTGAACTATCAAAATCGCCAATGAACCCCTGTTCTTTTTTGGCTATAGTCAAATTCATTTTGGACTTTAAGAAATCTCTGAATGATGTAGAATTAAATTCATCGTATAAATTTTTAAACAATGGGTGTATTTTATTATAGTTGGTATTATTTTTTTTAAGTTCTAGATTATTTCTAGAAACTTGTCCTGCCGAGGTAGTTTGAAAATTGGAAAATTTAGGCCAATTATTTTTAAGTTCATTGTATGCTTTAGCTTCTATAAGAGTATCTGTTTTTAAGATGGGATAAGAAAATGAATGCAAAAGTATTGTTTGTGTTTGTATCATAATATATATATATATACGTATATATATAATGAAATTAATAGATAAAGAAGAATTTCTAAAGTATAAAAAGTCTGATACGTTAGTTATATGGGGTTCAGGTTCATCAATAAAAAGTCTTACTCCAGAGGATTTTAATTATTTAAATCAATTTGATAGTATAAGCACTACTATGTTTAGTAAGTCAAAAATACAAACAACATTTTATATAATTGGTGAGATAATATTCAATTATTATAGAGCAAAAACTGGAAATCAGGAATGTAATGGAAAATCACTTTATAAATTATATGAGGAAGCAGGTGATCACCCTATTGAATATGTGAAAACTTTTAAAGATTATCCAAATTCTTGTTTTATAATATGGGATGATAAATGGACATTAAATAAAGAGCATTTTACTGAATTAGATAAACTGGAAAATAATTATATTTTAGTTAAACAATATGGCCATGATCCAGAATTAAATTCATCTAGATTAAATTTTGATGAAAATACTGGCCCTAATAATAAATTTATTGATAAAAAATTGTATAATAAAAAATTATTGCTAGAAGATAAAATTTGGTTACATCAATGGAAAGGAATTAATGCTCCGGTTTACTTTGCAAAATGTATGGATTATAAAAAAGTAATATTTGTAGGAGTAGATCTAACAGCAGGACCAAATAGTTATGGTTATGATAGAAAAAAATTTGTAGAAACTATTGCTTCTATAATGCATAAAGGACACAAACAATGCAGTGTTCATCCGTGTAAAGACTTGTTATTTAAATTAGTTAATTATCTAAAAGATGATATTAAATTTTCTACATATACCCCCAGTTTATTAGAAGAAATAATACCAGTTGATATTAATAAACATAACGTTATTGTTTCAATTGCTACTACCCCAACACGAATAAATAAAATTGAAAAAACAATTGAAAGTATAAATAATCAAAATCCTGATATTATTTATTTAAATATTCCATATGTATGTAAGAAAGAAGGTAAAGAATATATTATTCCTGATTTCTTAAAAAAATATAAAAAATTAGTTATTAACCGATTAAATTATGATTTAGGTCCTTCAAATAAACTAATACCTGTATTAGATATTTATAAAAATGGTTCAGTAAAAAAGATAATAACATTAGATGACGATATCATATTAGAAAAAAACTCATTAAATACTTTGATTTCGTTGTTAAATGAAAAAAATAAAATAGTAGCAAATCATTGTTGGTCGTTAAGTAGTTATATTAATAAAATAAAATATGAAAGTGAAACAGAAAAAATAATTTTTGCCAGAAAATATTTAAGCGATTTTCCAGACAAAGATATTATGGTATCACAAACTAAAATTTGTGGATTTATGTCAGATGTACTAAAACCAAATACCATAGAAGATTTAATTAATGAAAAATATCCTTTTCATTATTATTTAGGCAACGATGTTTTTTTTGGTATTTTAATGAAGAATTTTAAACCTTTGAGCAGTAAAATAAATCGCAAGGAATGTGATTATGGGTCATTAGGAGATGCTTTATGTAAATCATCTACACCATATAATTATATAAACTTAATTTATGATTATTGTAAAAATGTCATTTAAAAACATATATATATATCATATATGATGGATAATAGATTAAGTCTATTACAAAGTATTGTTAATAAACAGATTAAACTTCCTGATAATGAAGTCAATTTTAAACCTTATGATGAATTAATTAATAAGATGAATTATAAAAAAATTGTTGAATTAGGGGTAAGAGATGGAAAACATTTTGAACAATTCGTTAAATCAAATGCTGATGAGATATTAGGTGTTGATTTATGGCTTGACTCAGAAAATATCTATCAGAATGATAAAAAATTTTCACAAGAAAAACAAGATCTTATGTATAATAATTTAGTTAATAAATATTCGCATGATAATAGAGTTAAATTAATTAAACACGATAGTAGTTCTTTAGCCAATAATTATGATGATAATTATTTTGATTTAGTATTTGTTGATGCAGACCATTCATATGAAGGAAGTAAAAAAGATATAAATATGTGGTATAGTAAAGTTAAGAGTGGAGGAATATTATGTGGACATGATTTTGAAGATTTTGGAGTTAATATTGATGGGAAACATTATAAATTTGGGGTAATTAAAGCCGTAAATGAATTTGTCAAAAATAATAATTTACAAGATAATCTTTTTGTTACACCTAAAAAAGGAACTCTCGGTGGTGGTATTCCTTGTTGGTATATATTAAAATAAAATATTGTATTATTATAAATTATATGGAAGATTTTTATAATAATATTAAGGATAATGTTAAAAATCTAAATATAACTCAACCTTTAATTAATAAAAATGTAAGAACTCAAAATGAATGGAGAGAAGAATTTAAAAAAAATCCAAAAATATCTGAAGAAATGTATATAAAATATTTTGAATTTATATTTAGCGATAATAAACCTATAAATGGTATCTGGCTTGAATTTGGTGTATGGTCAGGAAAAACGATAAACATTTTAAGTAAATATGCTGATAAAATATATGGATTTGATAGTTTCATTGGTTTACCAAATCCTACTACTGATAATAGAACAGATTGGAGACAAACACATTTTGATAAAAAAGGTGTTTTACCAAAAGTTAACAATAATGTTAAATTAATAAAAGGTTGGTTTAATGATACACTTGAAAATTTTTTAGATAATAATAATAATAATGTTTCAGTTCTTCATATAGATTCTGACTTATATTCATCGGCAAAATATGTATTAAATACATTAAAACATTTACTTGTTAATGGCACTATTGTTATTTTCGATGAACTTATTAATTATTCAGGATTTAAAGAAGGAGAATTACTTGCTTTATATGAATTTTGTCAAGAGAACCCAGAATACAATTTTAGACCCTTATATGTTTGGGATAATGTGGCTGATTATAATGATAAAGATTTAAATAAACCACAGGAAGATCTAACAAAAACAGGAATACCATTTAAACCTTTTTATTGTACGAAATGTTGTTTTGTTATAGAAATAAAATCAACAGTTTAACTCATATTATCTAACTAAATATTGCTAATACATAGTTTTTTTTGAATACCAAAAAAATCTAATATCCACTCCAATTTATCTAAAGGCCATTGTGTTGGTCCATCGCATAGTGCCTTATCTGGATTGTCGTGACATTCCATAAATATTCCATCAACTCCTAAAGCAATAGCCATTTTTCCCATGTATGGTATTAAATCTCTATAACCACCACTTTTAACGGTTCCATCAGCCATTTTTAGAGACGGTTGTTGTAAACAATGTGTAATATCCATACTAACTAAGTTCGTATCGGATTTTAGCCATATTAAATTCCTAGGGTCTACCACAAGGTCTTGATATCCAAAAGAATTTCCTCTTTCACATAATATAACATTTGGATTTCCAAATGCTATTAATTTTTCTTTACATTTATGCATTTGTTCTGCCGAACACATTTGTCCCTTTTTAACATGGATAGTTTTTCCTGTTTCAGCAGCAGCTTTTAATAAATCAGTTTGCCTACATAAAAATGCTGGTATTTGAATTACATCAGCTACTTCACTTACAGGTTTAGCCTGCCAAGACTCGTGAATATCTGTTATAATTTCAACACCAACTTCATTTTTTACACGATTTAATATTCTTAATCCTTCCTCAAAACCAATTCCTCTAAAAGATTCTAAACTACTTCTATTTGCTTTGTCAAAAGAAGTTTTAAATATGTATCTTACATTATATTTATCAAAAATTTGTTTTAATTTTTTCGCCATAAAAATAACATGTTCTTCTGATTCGATTACATTTGGTCCGCATATAATTATAAACTTACTTTCGTTCATAATATAATATAAATATCGTATAAAATAATATACTATGAAAACCGCAATCTTTGTTCCTATAAAACTAAATTCACAAAGACTTAAAAATAAAATGGTATTACCAATTGGAAAAAAATTACTATGTCAACATATCTTTAACACACTTATAAATGTTAAGAAAAATTTAAATATTGATGTTGATGTTTATTGTTTTTGTTCAGATGAAAAAATAAAAGAGTATTTACCAAATGATATTATTTTTATTAAAAGAGATAGTTCACTTGATTCAAATGAAACAAAAGGTATTGATATTTATAATTCATTTACAAATATTGTTGATAGTGATATCTATTGTTTATGTCATGCTACGAGTCCATTTATAAAAATGGAATCTATTATAAAAGGCCTAAATAAATTAATAAATGAAGATTATGATTCATCGTTTTCCGTATCAAAACTTCAAACATTTACCTGGTTTAAGAATAAACCATTAAATTATGACTTTACTAATGTTGTTAGAACTCAAGAAATTGAACCTATTTTTTGGGAAACTAGTGCATTTTATATTTTTAAAAAAGAAATACTAAAAAAACATAAAAGAAGAATAGGATTTAAGTCATTTATGGTTGAAACAGATAAAGTTGAAAGTATCGATATTGATAACATAGAAGATTATGAATTAGCTAGACACATTTCTAACAATGCCGATTAATTTTCTATTGTTAAGAATAGGTATATATGTAAATAATTTATTACACTCGGATATATATTTTTCACAATTATTTTCATAATAAAAATCTTTATTGATTATTTGATTCGTTATTACATCTAAATTATTATTTTCTACTAAAATTCTTCTAATATCACCATCAGTTAACAATCCAATTAATTCATTGTTAGGTTTTAAAAAAAAACAACAACCCATTTTTTTATCAATCATTTCCATGTACACATCACGTAATTTTACTTTATTTTCAAAGTAAATTTTTGCATATTCAGTAATCAAAACATCTTTAATTTTATATAGTGATTTTCCAATATTTCCTGAACTATGATTAAATTTATATTCTTCACATGAAATATTATTTTTTAAAAACGAAACTAAGATGTTACAAAAAATTATTTGACTCATAACACTATTGGTTGGTATTTTATCTATATTTCCACTTATTTCATTTTTACATGGTAAATTTATAACAATATCACAAAAATTATTAAACTTCGATTTTTCATAACAAGTAACACCTATTACGGTAAGTTCAATGTTTTTAAATAGTGGAAATAACTTAATTATTTCACTAGTATTCCCTGAATTACTGAAAATAATTATAACGTCTTTTTTTTTTAATGTTCCAATGTCACCGTGAACAGCATTAAGTATATCAAAACTAAAAGTTTGGAGAGAAATACATTTTAATAAATCACAACAGTGTTTTGCTATATTTCCTGATTTTCCTACTCCACAAAAATATATATTTCCTTTTGTTTGTTTAATTAAATTCGATATTTTTTCAATATCTTCAATTGGATAATGCATTATCTGATAATCAAAATCATTCTTAATATCATCTAGAATAGATATAGTTGTAGTTGGTTCTAATTTTGATTTTATTATATATTCACAAAACTCTCTTACAGCTCCTTCACCGCCATTTTTTTCACAAACTACGTTTGCGATTTTTTTTACTTCTTCAACCGCATTATTTGGACATGCAACTAATTTAACTTCTTTCATTACTTTGATATCATTGACATCATCGCCAATATATGCAACTTTATCAAGAGTTATACCAAGTTCTTTACACCATTGATTTAATATTTCTAGTTTATTATTCGACCCCAAAGACACTCTTTTAATTTTTAAATGTGTAAGAATTGCTTGTTGAGAAACATTATCAGGCCAACCTGAAATTACACCAATTTCAAAACCAGCTTCATGAAGTCTAAAAATGCCCATACCATCTTTTGCGTGATAATGTTTCATAGCATTTCCGTTATTATCAAATATAATTTTACCATCTGTAAACACACCATCAAAATCAAAAATTACTAATTTTATCATTTTAATATAATAATAAAATTAAAATTTATATTTGTTTTTTAAATAATTGTAATCTTCTATTGTATTTAATGAAATTTCATTATATTCAACCGTAGGAAAACTCTTAATTTTATAACCATTTTCTAATATTTTAAGTTGTTCACAATCTTCCATTAATTGTAACGGAGTATCTTCCATTTGACCATATATTTCTAACATATTTCTATTATACACATATATTCCTGTAAATGTTTTATAATTGTAAGAGTCATCTATTTTGTCATTCTTATTCCATGGAATTATATTTCTGGAATAATATAAAACATTATCATTATTATCTACAATCATTTTCAAAGATGCTGTAGATTTTAGATATTCCATACTGTTTGTTTCTTCATGTAATGTGGTATAAAATAAATTATTTGTATTGTTACTTAAATGATTTTCTATACAGTAATCGATATTTTTAGGAGATATATATGGCTCATCTGCTTGAATATTGGTTACCGTGTTATATTGTTTATTAATTAAATTTAAATTTTTAGAAATTCTATCTGAACCATTTTTATAGTTATCACCTGTCATAATTATTTGACACGGTAAATCTGAAATTTCTTCTTTTATAGTTAGACTGTTTGTTAATACAAAAATATTATTATTAAAGAATTTAGATTTCATTACTTGTTTTATTGTTTTTCTGATACAAGATTCTTCGCCTAATTTAAGTAATAATTTATGCTGTAATCTGGTTGATTCATATCTTGCTGGTATGCAGAAACAAATATCTTGCATATATTTTGTATTGAAAAGTTACTTTTATCTATTTTTTTAAATATTTATTTACTTACCAAATAGTTTATATTCTTATTATTAACAATTTTGGATTGTATATACATAATTAATTTCCTATTAATATAATTTAAATATATTTATTAAGTTATATTATCATGATAATTGAATCTGTTCCTTCTATTTTTCAACCAAAATATACATCGAACTACCCTTCGTATAGTTCTGGTAAAAATATGGAAGAAATATTTTATGAGTATTTTTTAAAAGAGCAACCCAATATTCATACAAACCTTGTATATTTGCCAATATTCTGGACATCATATTATGTTATTAATGGTTATGGAGAACATATAGAAGCTTTATATAATTGGTTAGAAAAATTGGACAAAACTAAAACATATTTTACTATTGTTCAATATGCTTCTGGTATATATATTAAAAAAGATATATCAAATTTAATTGTATACTCTGCTGGAGGAGGTGGTTTAAATTATAAATCAAATAGCGTAAAAATTGAAAATTTTCATAATTTAACAAGACATATATTTTATGGTAATACTGCTGATTATACAATTCCTTTAATTTGTTTACCGACTTTTCCTTATCTAGATATAGAAAAAAATATTTTTTGTTCTTTCATGGGTCGCTTTGATACACATAAATGTAGAATAGATATGCATAAATCTCTAAAAAGTAATAATAAATTTATATTTTATGATTCTGTTGGTTACGAAGAATATAAAAAAATATTGAATCAAAGCATATTTACATTGGCACCTAGAGGGTATGGTTATACTTCATTCCGTATCTATGAAGCTATTTTGGCAGAAAGTATTCCAATTTATATTTGGGAAAATAAAAAAATTTTACCATTTGAAGACATTTTAAAGTGGGAAGAATTTTCCATAGTAATCAATGCAAATGAAATTCAAAATTTACCTAATCTATTAGAAAAATGTAATATTAATAACATGCAGGCAAAATTAAAAGAAGTTAAACATTATTTTTCTTTTGAGGGAACATTTGATTATATAAAAAAAACAATAAATTCATAATAAATATTTAAATAATATAAAATATTTATTAAATTAACTTATAATAACGATTATGAACCGTATCTATACAACTCTGCGTTTGTTTGTGTTCTTTAATATAAGTACTGTCAGGATGAACTACATGTTCATATTCTAGATTTGGAACTACGTGCATTTCACAATCTATTTGTTCAAATACCAGTGTATTAAATAATATAACATCGCATGCTGAAGAATTTTTTATTAGATTATTATCATTATCAATATTAATATTTTCAATAATATATTTGTTTAAGATGTAATTACCGGTGTTCATTAAAACAGAACTATGTTGTTTTAATTCAACATTATATTTTTGTTCATGATTTTTATTATTATTAAAGTTGTTTTTTTTATAAACTAAACCAGATAAATGTTTAAAATCAAAGTCTGGTTTTGCGAATGATGGGGCTAAAATTGTTTTTTCATCTGTTACTACATCTCTAATATATTCATTTGCTATTTCAAAGTACTTATAATCAGCGAAATTATCTGAATCAATAAGTGCAATCCATATATTGTTTGCTAATCTGCAACATTTAAGTTTATTTAAAAAAGGTCCTAATTTATTATCATTCACATATAATTTCAACTTATCTGATTTAAAATCTCTTTGTATTTTTTCAACATCTTTTCCATTCTCATCGCATATTACTATTTCATTAATTAATTTATTTTCAATATATTTGGGTAAATATTTTTTTAAAAAATTGTCATATCTATCTACTGTTGGAATACATAATGAAAACATTATATTTTCTTTGTAGTATTGTTTTTAAATATATTTTGTTTTAATGTTCATAAATATAATACAAAAATATAAATATATATTCTCTATATATTTATAATGATATCAAATAATAATTTACAAAGACTTATTGAAAATGAAAAGTTTCAATTACCAGAAGAGTATTTATGTTCAAGAGCCAAGACAAAAAATAAAGGAAACTATCAAAAAATAAATATAGATATTGATTCATTAGTCAAACGATATTACCCGAAAGCAAGATTTATTCGAGTTGGGGAAAACGAAACATTTGATGAATTGTATGCAAAAAATGCTTTTATTCCGTATTTAAGAATATTAGACATAATCAAAAAGCACGATTTAATAACATGTTTGCACATCGATTGTGGTGTTGGGCATCTGCTTTATTTAGCAAGACAAATGAATATAGATTACTTTGGCTTTCGTAATAAAGTAACATCAAAAGAAAAACAACTTTTTATTGATGCATTTCAAAGTGATTGTTTAATACAATTCGAAATGAATAATTTATATAAACTCAACCATTATTTTGATGTAATTATTTATTTAACGTCCAACTATGATGAAATTTCTTTTAAACAGTTATTAAGAATATTATCTAATAAATCAAAATATGCGATATTAAATATTAATAAACAAAATTATTATCTGTTAAAACATTACAAATTTGTTACAGAAATAGAAAGTTTTACAACTAATAATTCACAATTATTTGTATTTTTAATGTTTCCCAATAAATTAAATTTAGATGATAGTTATAGTTTTAACATGAATAATCAAAATAATTTAATATGTTTAAACAAAAAATAAATTTTTACCTGTAGTTTTTAATATTTTATAAATATAAATGAACACTTTAATATACTTTTTATTATTTTTTTTTATTTGGTATATATACATGTCTTTTATAGATTGGATTGTGCATAAATATATTCTTCATAATGATAATTCACCTTTACCAGAATGGAGAAGACTACATATTTTACACCATTTAGAATATGATAAAGAAATGGATAAACATGGCCAAGGGCTCGGTTTTACGTACTATGATATGTTTATTATTTCTATATTTTCTGTAATTCCAGTGTTATTAATAACAACAATTATAAATACAGACTATTTGCCTTATGTCATTATTTTCCATATTGTTGGTACTTGTATTGGTGTTGGTATGCATAATCATGGTCATCGTATCTTTCATCAGCACGATACTCTTCCATATTGTATGCAAGTACCTTACCCTGAAATTTATAGAAAGTTTATTCATGAACATCATACATATCATCATATGAATGCAAAACAAAATTATTGTACTATTTTCTTAGGATTTGATTATTTAATTGGTACAAGTCATTATTAAGTGAAAAATTGAAATAAAATAATATAAGAATTATTTATTATATTATTAATATGGTAGTCATTTGCAACAAACCTTACCCAAATAAAAGTGAATATGATGAATATTTTCAACAATATTCGTTTCCACTTAGTGATTTTCAAAAATATGCAATACAAGGTATTATACAGGGACAACATGCTTTAGTGACAGCTCATACTGGTTCAGGTAAAACATTACCAGCCGAATTTGCAATTCAACATTTTGCCAAGCAAAATAAAAAGGTCATATACACGAGTCCTATTAAAGCATTGTCAAATCAAAAATTTCATGATTTTTCACAAAAGTTTCCTGAAATATCGTTTGGTTTATTTACAGGAGATATTAAAACAAATCCAGATGCTGATGTACTGATTATGACAACGGAAATATTGATGAACTATTTATTTACATCTTTAAATAAAGAAAATAGTAAAGTAGGGTTACAATTTGAAATCGATATAAAAAACGATTTGGCTTGTGTCGTATTTGATGAAGTACATTATATAAATGATGTAGATAGAGGTCAAGTATGGGAAAAAACGATTCTTATGTTGCCATTGCATGTTCAAATGGTGATGCTATCTGCAACTATTGATAATCCTCAAGGTTTTGCAAAATGGTGTGAAAAAGGATTATTGGATAATGGAGGTAAAGAGGTGTATTTGGCATCTACCAATCATCGAGTTGTTCCTCTTACACATTATTCTTTCATGACTCATACTGAATCTGTATTTAAACACATAAGAGATAAAGTAATTCAAAAAGAAATAAAAGATAATACAAACAAAATATTATTGCTGCAAGATTCGAATGGAAATTTTAACGAAAATAACTATAAAATTATTAACAAAATAGAAAAATATTATAACAATAATCATCAGTATATGAAACGAAAGCATGTATTGAACCAGTTGGCTACTCATCTACGAAATCATGAAATGTTACCTGCTATTGTATTTATCTTCTCACGGAAGCAAGTAGAAGCCTGTGCTAATGATATTACTGTTCCCTTACTAGAATTTGATAGTAAAGTAGCTTATACAGTAAAACATGAATGTGACCAAATCGTAAGAAAATTACCTAATTTTCAAGAATATCTAGATTTACCAGAATACAATCATTTGGTATCATTACTAGAGAAAGGTATTGGAATTCATCATTCTGGTATGATACCCATTTTACGCGAAATTGTTGAACTGATGATTTCTAAAAAATACATTAAAATGCTATTTGCAACAGAATCCTTTGCTATTGGTTTAGATTGTCCTATTAAAACAGCCGTATTTATGAGTATGAAAAAATTTGATGGTCATGGAGAAAGATATTTGCATGCTCATGAATATACACAAATGGCAGGTCGTGCAGGAAGAAGAGGTATAGATAAACTAGGATATATTGTACATTGTAATAATCTTTATGATACACCGAGCCAATATGAATATAAAAAAATTCTTGGTGGTGTTCCACAAACATTAGTGTCGAAATATTACATATCCTATGGTCTTATTCTGAATTTATTAAAAAATGGACAAACAAGTAATTTTCATTCATTTTCAGAAAAAAGTATGATTTACAATGAAATCCAATCTTGCATAGTTTCTCAAAAAAAAGAACTTGAAAAGTTTATAGATGAGATGAAGCATACTAACAGATTAAAAACACCGGAATCTATATGTGATATGTATTTGGAACAAGAAGAAAAATACAAAACTGGTTCCAATAATCATCGCAAAAAAGCAGATAAAGAAATGAAACGTATGCGAGCTGAGTATATTGATGTAGAGAATGATTGCAAAAATTATAAAAAACATAAAGAACAAAATAAGTTAATTGAAAAACATAAACAAGATATTGATTATACAGAACAATTTATACAAAATAATACAGCCAATATATGTAGTATTTTATTAAATAATAAATTTATGATTTGTTCCAGTGATACATTATGCAATAATTATATCTTAGATAGTCATTATGAATTAACCGGATTAGGTATAATTGCATCGAATATAGCAGAAATACATCCTTTGATTGTCACAGAATTATTGGAATCGTGGAGCTATTTTAAAGATTTTGAACCAATTCAAATTGTAGGTTTGTTTTCTTGTTTTACCAACATACGTTTACCAGACGACGAAAAATTACATTTTGTGGAATGTGAAGATGAATTCGTCAAACAACATGTACAACTAGTAAAAGATAAATATATACATTATGACACATTGGAAGGAGATTTATATTTACAAACAGGAATAAATTATGAAGATGCTATGATGTATGATATGATTGATTTATCAATGAAATGGTGTCTATGTGAAAATGAATTATCTTGTCGAAAGTTTATAGAATATGAAGTGAAAGAAATGAATATATCTATTGGGGATTTTACTAAGGCTATGTTAAAAATTGTTACTATTAGCAAGGAGTGGATAAATGTCTTTGAACAATTAGGACACGTTGAAGCACAACATAAGTTCTCTTTAATAGAACCTATGATATTAAAATATGTAACAACTTCTCAAAGTTTGTATGTATAAATTCGAATTAATAAATTCATATTCACTAGTAAGTAATGTTGTTCTCATATATAAAATTGATTAATATTATATATATATATATTACAGTAAAATATAAACAATGACTTATCCGAATATTTTTAATTGTGATTATTCTTTGACAAGTTCTCCTTCAACTGATTCTCCTTCTAGTTCTACAGAAAATCTTGAACATGTGTTGGAAGGTATGGATAGTTATGAACTAACCGATAGCGATGATGAAGATAGTCTTTTTGCCGGCGAGAACTCAAGTGAAAGTGATATCATTGTTATTGATGATGGCTCGATGGAAATAGACCCTATGTTAACTGAAATATCTCAAGATGTTAGTGATGAAATTGATGAAATTCATCATATGGATTACCAACACTTGTATTCTGAAAAACAAAATGGTAAATACTATATTGGGTTGTGTGCTGAAATTTTGCAAAATGATTATTTACATTTACCAACAGAAAGTATTTATTTAATGGTAAATTCAATATCCCCCAGTACTTATTATAAATGGCCACATAATTCGTGTTTACGATACTTGTACTACTATGGAATGACCGCTATGCATAAACCGGAAATACATATTTTACAACTACATATAATGGATGATGGAACTTATTCCGTTGTTATTAAAACATTTTGGTTGAAAATAATTCAACGAAAATGGAAAAAAATTTTTAAACTGCGCAAAGAAATGTTATCAAATCGATTACAATTATCTTCTATGCATCATAGAGAAATACATGGAAATTGGCCAATTTCTTTAAGAGTATTACCCGGTTTGGTTGGTTTACTTTGTTATTAGTTATTCATCAAAAGTCATTAAATACAAAAATTGGTTTATATCTATAATTATTTGATCACGAATAGATAAAATATCTCTATTTTTTTTAGCTGGAAACACCTTGTCTAAATTATTTAAAAAATCTATATAATCATGTAATCTTGATTTAAATTCTTCACTGTCTTTTACATCAATTAACTTTGACTTTTTACTTACTAAATGAATCCGTTTTGAATATTTTCCAATTAATACTTCTATAAATTCATCTGTATGTTTACTTAATGATTCATATAATTTATCAGTTGCTTCGTGGTGTGCAAAAGAACGTGTTTTCCAGTGATATAATTTTATCATATTTAAAAGTTCTAGAAATACCTTAGTTATATGTGCTTTGTAATCCTTTTCTGTTTTTTTAATAGTTTTTCTATAAGTTGATTTATTTTTTTTTGTACTTGTGTCTTTCTTATTCATATATATTTTATAAAGATTTAAAAATTGATTTGAAAAGAAAAATACAATCAAATGTAATTAAAGTATAAAACATGGGTGACGATTCAAAAGTAATACTAACTCGTTATTTGTATAATAAAACTGAGGTAAAGCAATGTTTGTTTTTATCTTTATTAGAACACAATATGGATGAAGCTTTGTTTTGGGGATATGAATTATATTATTCAGGTTTTGAAATAGATACCTTTCAATTTCTTATAAATATTGTTGAAACCATTTATCTAGAAAGTTGTGCATTTATTGTTGAATATACAAATTTTATCGTAGAAAATTGGAATAAAGAAAATAATCCAATATTATTTGGAAACTTTATTGCAACACTTTGCACTAAGCAATACGATTTAAAAAATTTTTGTAAGTTATATCTAAAAATAGATGGTCAACAAAATCATCAACGTGATAAAAATCGAATGATAGTCGAATTGGATGATGAATATATTGAAAAATATAAAACAAAGGATATTAATAAACCGGAAACAGTGTTAAAAGAAAAATGTATATATCATGTAAAAAAAGAAATAAATCGTTTATTTAATATATCGATACCAAATTATGAAGAATTAACCAATTTATATTTTCAAGAATGGTTGTATTTTGCTAGTTACACTCCTATTTGGAAAGAAAGAATTGGTAATTATAATGGTGTAGTAAACGACGAAGAAAATAAAATAACTTTTTCGAACGAAGATGATGAACAAGAATTTTACAATAAATATAATTATGAACCAGATGAACAAAGTAATGAAACGATAGAAAAAATTATTGGAAAAAAAAATATAGATTACTATACTATTAAAGATTTTTGTAAGAAGTATCATTTTCAAGTAAAAACTAAAAAGCGAAAATGAGAACGCACTGCATATATAAACTAATATAAAAATTGACTTAAAGATTAATTCTTAGTATACAGTGTGTATATATTGTAAATAATGAATTCTTGTTGTATAATGGCGCCTTAATAATATGCCGTCTTAGCTCAGTTGGTTAGAGCATTCGGCTGTTAACCGAAAGGTCATAGGTTCGAACCCTATAGATGGCGATTCCTCTATAGTCTAACGGTTAGGATGCGGCCCTTTCAAGGCTGAGGCCCGGGTTCGATTCCCGGTAGAGGAAGCTCGCGTAGCTCAGTTGGTTAGAGCGTTGTTCTTATACGGCAGAAATAGATGCTTTAATGAGCCAAGCAAAGGTCGGCGGTTCGAGACCGCCCGTGAGCAAAGCGATGAACACGCTTTAAAATGTTCATAAGCACGGTTGTCCGAGTGGTCTAAGGAGCCAGACTTAAGATCTGGTAGCGTCAGCTGCGTGGGTTCGAACCCCACACCGTGCACTTCCTCTGGTATATGGGATAAATATACCCCTTCTCCTATAGTGTAGTGGTTATCACTTGGGACTTTGAATCCCAAAACTCTGGTTCGAATCCAGATAGGAGAAAAAAATGCCCCACATCGGGTGACGGAATATAAAGGAAGACTACCTCCTCGTGGTATATTCTGGATAGTTGAAGTCTACACTGTTTCAACTAACGAAAAGTCTTCTCTTCCCGCCGTGGTTCTGGTAGCTAATTGCGATGATCCAGAACCCAATATGGCAGAGCCACTTTTAGAGCTTGGAAGATGTATATTTGTACATAAGTTAGGAGAGACTAGCTACCTCTCCTATCAACCCGGTTAGCTCAGTCGGTAGAGCGCCAGCCTTTTAAGCTGGTGGTCGTGGGTTCGAGCCCCACATCGGGTGAGGGGAAGAGACAATCCCTTGGGCTAGACCCAGAAGTCTCAAGGAAATGGAGATATCAAGGCCGATAAGTGGCAAAAACGACTGTGAATGTATACTTCGAGGGATATGGGCGCAGTAGTTAGGGATATCACAGTGTTATGCGGGGAGGGGCATAACGCAATAATTGGGTTATGGAGATAGTGTCGATTGTTAGCACGATCTGGGCTATCACAGTGTTATGCGGGGAGGGGCATAACACATTAATCGGGAAATGGAGATAGTGTGGTTATTTTAAACTGTCTATCACAGCATTATGCGGGGTAGGGGCATAATGCACAAATCGGGGTTTACATGAATAGTCACAAAGACAGACATGGTGGAGTAAACACGTATTAATGCGCGGTTGGAGGCATTAATAAAATAATTTTAAAGGGTCATGGAGGGGACGAAACATTGAAGCTAGAATGTGTTGAACCACATAAAAAGTTCATCATCATAATAATTTATTTCTAGCATCAATTACGGGTCCTCACATTTTTAAGCGGGGAGTTCTTATTATACTAAGAACGTAGAGGGGCTTGAAAAATAATTCGCTTAGTGCGTTTTTTTTTTACTTTAGTAAATTATCTATATTATTATAATTTACTATATATATGAATTATGATGATATATGTCCAATATGTTTCAACGAATTTGATAAAGACATTTGTGGAAATATTATAAATATAGCAATAACAAAATGCAATCATAAATTCTGTTTGCAGTGTATTGTATTACATGGAAAGCGAAAATATAATTGTCCATTATGTAGAAGCGTGTTTATAAACCCAACTTGCATTTCGCCGACAAATGCGTTGTCTGAAGAGATAAGAAGAGACCAAGAGATGATATTAGATATTGAAGCTCAAAATGAATTAGAGGTAAATAATTGGTATTTCGGTAGAGGTCAAGATTATGCACAAGAACCTTTAATACCAAGAATAAATATTGTTTATGATGCTTCTAATGTAACATATAGCATAAGAGATGAAAACATTCGCAATTTAAGAACGATAAACAATCGATATAACAATAATGAAAGGGAAACAGATACTTTAGATGAATACCCAATTTATCGTTTAGAAAATAGTATTTATGATGAAGCAATCTCAGTTGATAGTTCAAGCGACAATGATGATAATGATGATAATGATGGTCATGAAGAAATAATAAATGATATATCATAAAAATATAAATTAATTATATTTTTATATTTTCTATAGTATACGGTTTAATGTATAAAATTTTTTTACATGTTTCTTGTATTACTGTACTAGAAATATGTTTTTTCTTTTACTACATTGGTCCACTTGAAACTGACATATTTTATAGTTATATAAAACGTATTATAGATGGTCCATTGGACAAGTTAGATGAAACTCTTGGAAAATGGAATGTTGATAGAAGACAATTTATTAAAATGATTTACTCACAAAGTGAAGATAGTGATTTTGAAAAAACATTAGAAAAAGAAAGTGTTGATGGAAAAAACAGAAGAGAAGAAGAGAACGAAAAACTATTTAAAACTACTATAGAATATTGGAGTTTGATACTAGCTTTTTCTGTATTTTTATTTATATGTGAGTTTCTTATTTGCTATTGCATTATACGAAAGAGAGGGAAAAATGTACTTCCAGTAAATCAAAATGAAGAAGATAACAATAGTGACATATTAGAAAATGAAATGATTTTAACTTCATACAGAAAAACCTCTCTGGATGAACAAGAAATAGAGAGTCAATTGGAAAAAGGTAAAAAAAAGAAATACTTATTTTTATGTATTAAAACTACTGGTCATTATGTAATATTTGGTGTAAGTATAATCACGTTTCAATATTTATTTTTTCAGTATGTGGTTTTTGAATACAAACCCTTGTCTATCGATGAAATAAAATATTATGTATACAATTATCTATTAACTACTTAACTGATACAAACATTGATTTCACGTTTAATAATATACGATATCGTATACACAACAACAATAACAAAAATTTCTGTATACATTTTGTTATTGTTAAAAAAATATATTTAAATTATTTAATCAAGTGATAAGTAATTATTGTCGTTAATGCAAATAATACTCCGCCCCATAATGTATCAATTAAAACTAAGTGAAAAGGCCATTTTTTAAGGATTGCGTAAGTGGTTGTCTCATATACACCATAAATAACCAACCCTAACAAAAATGCATCAAATGGAGACTTTTGCTCGCTTAAAATAAAATAATATAATCCAAAAATCAAAAATATATAACATAATGCAGCTCCTTCAAATTTTACATTCATAGCAGTTCTTTGAATTGAGGCAACTGTTTCCGAATAAACTTTAGAAAGACTTGACAAATATACAAAATCTAATAATAACATAGTTATTGCGGCTACGATAATTAGTTGATAATCCATTCTTATATATTTATTATACATTTTTATCTACAAGAATATGCCTAGATAAATTTTTAATAATTTTGTTATCTAGTCTTATTTGCCCATCTCCTACGTCTCCTAATATATTTTTCATCATGTCCAGACAAAAACTATATTGCGGATGATTACCGTCTAAACATTCTGGATTCTCTTCTCTCCATACAGGTAAACGCCGATAATTTTGTTTTGCTACAATGGAAATCATGTTATGCAGTTTGGAATTAGTTGGTGTATCTTTACTCCATTCATCATTATCCTTAATATACATAGTCTCTCTCTTTAAATCTGTACAATGTAAAGGTCGTTTGGTTACATCTAAATCCTTTATACGCGATAAAATCATATCTGTCATTCCTGTAACATATCCTTGTTTTCCAATATTTTCTATATCTTTCAAATCTATATTCATATTTTCTATGAACTCTGACATATTCATTGCATCTTTACATGTTGTATTTAAAAAGAAATTTAAGTTGAACTTCTGATTATTATTATTGGTTGTGTTATTATTTATAATTTTTCCATCTTTTACTACCTCTATAAGTTGTTTTTGTAAATTTTGGGTCTGCTGTTGCATATTATTGCATTGGTCTATCATAAAACTTTTAAATTCGTTGTTTTGTCTTAAAAGAGATACAATTAAATCTGTATTTGTGTGACTTTCTTCTGATATTTCTGAAATATCATCTTCTGATATATTATTATCATTATTATCATAAAATTGTATTTTAGATACGTTTTCACGACTGCTATTTACTAGCGGCGTTTTTCGATTAGGATTTTTTAGGAAAAAACGCCATTTCTCGCATATTTTTTTGTGAGCACATAGGGTTGATTGATGTTTATATTGTTTACCACAAACACACGAATATAGGTTTGGCGTTTTTTTATTAGGATTATTTAATCGTTGATGTTTTGCAGTGAGTTTATGACGTTCAAATTCACTATTTTTGCTGCAAGTAAAGTTACAATTTATACACTCAAATATTTGAGGGTTTTTTGCGCGTTTTTTCATTAGGAATTTTAGTATATAAATCCTAACGAAAAAAACGCCTAAATCATTTTATAAAAATATATTTTAAAATTCATGGTGTCGTTGTAAATTTTTTTTTTTTTGATTTACAGCATAATGCTTTAAATCAAAATTTCACGTTTTTTTTAAATATTCGTTGAGAAAATTTTCAAAAAAGGACAAAAATTTTTGTCCATTTTTGAAAATTTTTTTCAGCTTTTGGTGAAATTATTCTGCTATTTTTCATTAATAATATATAAATTATATAGATGACTCTTGTATAGTTTCTGTTTGTTTTTCATCTTGTTCATTTTCAAAAGCATCGTCGTTTGATTCGTTAATTTCTGGTAAATCAAATGTTTTTGATATTTTAGTTTTTGTATTACTTTGTTGTAAATAATATAAGCCAATATCTTTTGATGTTGCAATATAATTTGTTAAAGTATCGTATGTAAATGCACTAACGATAGTATTGTCTGTAGTATATTGAATAGAATACCACCAATAAGGAGGAATATACAGTGCCTGTCCTTTTTCTAGTTCAAAATCTAAAAATTTCATTTTATCCATTTCTTGAAAATATTTTCTTTGGGGTTTCCAAATATTGATAGGCGACCTAAATTCATAATTATAATAATCTTTAATTGGGTATAAATATTTATGACTTTTCCAGGGTGTCATTTTAATTTTAATTTTTCCACTATGAATAACTAAATAATGACGTAAATTATTATGATACTTAAAAGTAGTATGTGCATTTTTTGAACCACATAACAAATCATACTTCTTATTAACAGAGAACTTAGGTTGTAAAATATCATCATTTGTTTGATATAAATCAAAGGTTCCTGATTCCTCTATGAAAAAATGATTATCTTCACTTATATAATTACCGTGTGTATCACTTTTTATAAGTGTTAAATAACTTTTTAATGGTAAAATAAAGTAATCAACGCTTTTTATATCTTCAGAATAATAATCTGGGATTTCTTTAATTTTCACATCATTATTTGATTTTAATTCTAAAAAATCTTCGTTTATACTATCAACAAAATTCGGGTGTATTTGTTCATATGAAAATGTTGCAGGCTGTTTTAAATTACATACTTCTTGGAAATAATCATTATCTTTGTAATCAAGTTCATATATTTCTAAATCTTCACTAGTTTTTAACAAGTGAATTATATTTATATAAACAATAAAAATAATTACAAAAATGATAAGATGAAAAAATAAATTCATATACACAATATATATAATAAATATTGTGTATTCAAATTATTTTAAATTAAGTAAATAAAATATTTTTAGTCTTCACTAATCTTGGGTGCTAAATAAAATACCATTTTAGCTTCGTCCATATTTAATGGATAAGTGATTTTCATTGGAAAGTTATTAGTTAGCATAATTTCTACTTCCTTTGACAATTTGTTATACATACAAATGTTATGTAATCTATTCAAACTGAATGAAATATTCATTGTTTCTCCTTCGTTGATTGCATATGATGTTATATCTTCGATATCAATATTTACAGTCATTTTGCCTGATTCAACTGATAATGAATTGAGAATGATTTTATCTTCGTTACATGAAAATTCTATGGTATCCCCAAATATTTCTAATTGATTGATAATACCTGCAAAATATGTAGAAGGAAGAGAAATATCAGCATCGCTTTCCATTTCAGGTATTTCCATGACATCAACATCTAATTCAATTAATGGTAATTCAAAGTGTTTATCAAATACTGTTTTATCTTCAGATACAAAGTCGATATAAAGTTTGTCTGAATTATCATTGTCATATTTTAAGTAAATATTTTGTTGTTTGTCGCGGGTATTTAAAACTTTAAATAAAATTGTAGAATTAATACCAATAGTAATATTTTCTCCATTTTTTAAGTCATAATTTTGAAACCAGTTATGAGGTAAGAATATTTCTACAATGGATACACGACTAGAATCCATTGTTTGCAAATATAATTTTTCTTTCGAGAAAGTAATGTTAACATATTCAGTAAATAATTTAATGTGTTGAAATAAGTTAGTGAAGCATTCTGCGGTACTAGGATTGAGTATTTGAATATCCATAATCAATAATATAATTAAGTTGTAATTTCTAATAACATTTTTTCACTATCAATTTTATTAAATAAAAATATTTTTTCATTGGCCGTTTTATTAATAAATGGGGCAAAGAAAGAACTTAATGAGCGAATAAAAACAGGACAGTTGTATACGTGTAGTTTTATTAATTTTTCGCTAAAAAGTATATTGTCACTTTCACAAGATCTAAATAATAAACCGTATATATTTTTAATTCTTTCGTGTGATGTTAATGTATATCCTTCTAAATCAATATGCATTTCAAAATTATCGTATTTTGTAATCAAAAATCTAATTTTTACAAGTAAATTTTCAATTATATCATTATAATTATTCGAATTTGCAAAATTCTTAATGATTTTATATTTTGCAATTATTTTATTTTTTTTCACTAAAAAAGATTGGTCTAGTAAAAATTTTAATTGTTCTTCATTTAATGATATGTTCTGAAAAGTTTTTTTATCGTTTCTTTTTATTTTTTCTAATTTTTCAAGAATATTATTATTCATAATGGAAGATATACAATATGAATATTTTTTTCTAGTCACCGTTTGACGCAGAAATTTCTTCTTCTACCATGGTTTTTATATCTACACTTGTTGTTTTTGAGTCAGTTATTTTATGTTCTAAAGATTCAATAGAATTTTCATTTTCATTGACTAATTGATTAATTAGTTTGTTTTCAGTTGTTTCAGATGGAACAGTAGGGATATCAGACATTATTTGAATTCTATCATCATATAGCGATTTATTTACTTCCATTGTGAAAGATTGTAATTTTAGAATAACATCTTTTAATTCCCCTATTTCATTGGCTAATATCTCAAAACGAGAGTTGTATTCTTCTATAATTTTTGAATCGAGGTTAATAGAGTCAGATTTTCCTACATTATCTTCTATATTTTTAATGCGTTGGTCTAATGTTGTTATATATTGCGTTAATGTAAGTTTTTGCGAGTTAGGTTGGGTTGTATTATTTGTAGTAGCTTGAGAGTTAGGCATAGGAACTGGAGGAGGTGTGGTTTGAATATTTGCTCTACGGCGAATAGCAGCGGCGTTTGCAGCACTCATTATGTATAGATTTTATAAAATTTAATCTCTAAATGGATAAAATAATATATAATTTATTCACTTTTGTATAACTTAATACGATTTTTATCAACTTCTTCTTGTTGTTTTATTTTTTTTTGTATTCTTTGATTTTTATGATATTCTTCTTTTTCTAGTTGTTTATAAACCTTTTGTATACAATTTTCATATTTTAAATGGTATGGCAATTTTTCTTGTTCTAATTTGTAGTCTTCAATATTTTTTTTATGTTCCTCTATTATGTTTTTATGATACTTTTTATCAATATTTGTTAAATCTAAAGGAATAATACCATTATAACCATTAATTATATTATTACTCATTAATATGCTTAAACAATAATATTTAAATAATTTTATATTATGTCATTACTACAAATAACAGAATTGCAAGAATATTTTTTTGGAAACTCATGTGGTCCAGATCATTATGGACCAGGTGTATGCGGATTAATATTATATCCGAATGGTAATGAAAGATGGTTAAATCAGAAAATGGATTTAATGACAGGTCAAGTATCATTTGGAGGACCAATTATAAATAAAGTTAGAGAACTTGTTAAGAAACAGGATAAAATCATTTTCATTCCATTTGGAGATGAAGAAATGTTTTATTTAATGCCTTGGTGGTCAAAAGCTGTCGATAATATAGAAAATAATGGTAGAAAATGGGTAAGAGATACACCTATAATTGATGAAGAAAAATATAATATTTTTAAAAAATATTTTGATGATAATATATTATACTTAACAATTACTTTATATAAGGGTAAACCGAGTTTTCCAAATGTTAGACTTATACCATTTGACGACGATATTTATCAACATGGACCTTATCGAAATATTTTGGCTAGAGAAATTTTCCCGGAAATACCGTATAAAGATAAATTAAATAAAGTCGTATGGAGAGGAGGAGGATTTACACATCATATTAATTGTAAACACCCTAGACTACATATTTCAAAAATGCTAGAAAATTACGAATGGGCAAATGTTAAACATAATGATGATGGATGGAACAGTAAAGGTGAACATTATTTACATTATACAGAAAACTTTAAATATAAAGTTAATGTAGTAATAGATGGAGTCGCTGGTGCAAGCTGTGAAAAATGGGTATTTTTAACAGGAAGCGTTGTTTTAATGATATCAGATTGGACAAGTTCTGTTGTAAGAGAAATGATACCATGGAAACATTTTGTACCCGTAAAAACTGATTTAACAGATTTAGTTGAAAATATAGAGTGGGTCTTCAATAATCCAGAAAAAGCAGAAGACATAGCAATATCAGGTAAAAATAAATTTTTTGAATTAACGACACGTGAATATCAAGATAAAGTTATAAAAGATGCTTTAGAGATACAATAATGCAAATACTATAAAAATAATTTTATAATTATTTATAAATTATAAAATTTTATGCAGACATTTTCATTTTTAAGGTTGGATGGTGTTTATATTCTTCAATCCAAGAAATATCGTCAATATCATAATCATTAATAGAATCATGATGATTTAATAAATTCATTTTTGGAAAGGGCATAGGAACACGTTCAATTTGTAACTTTAATGTATCAATATGGTCTTCATAAATATGAGCGTTTCCTATAAAATGTACAAATTCATCTGCAATAAGTCCGCAATAATGTGCAATAATATGTGTTAAGAATGAATAAGATGCTATATTAAATGGAACTCCTAGTCCTACATCACCACTTCTTTGATAAAGACTACATGATAAATATTTATCTTCTTTTACATGAAATTGCATTAATACATGACAGGGAGGAAGAGCCATTTCGTCGATTTGACATGGGTTCCAAGCAGATAAAACTAAACGACGGGAAGTACGCTGATTCTGGTCTTTTAACATATTAATAATATTCTGTAATTGGTCTATACCCTTTCCTTCATAATCTTCATGACAATTAGAGTAAGAAGCATTAAAATGTCTCCATTGATGACCATACACTGGTCCTAGGTCGTTTTCTTCATTTTTTGTTAAACCTCGACTGTCTAAGAATTCACGAGTTGCATTTGCATCCCAAATGTGAACATTTTTTTCAATTAATTTTGTATTATCAGTACAGCCACGTATAAACCATATTAATTCATGAAAACAGGTTTTCCATGCTACACGCTTAGTTGTTAATAATGGAACAACTCCATCGCGTAGCGAATAACGCATTGAATACCCAAACACAGTTTTAGTACGACCATTTCTACCATCTTCAAAAGTTCCATTTTTCAAAATATGTTTAATTAAGTCAAGATATTGATTTTCTGGATGATCCATATATTAATTAATATACTAACTTTCTATATATTTTCTCTTAGTTGTATATAAGAAAATGGAAGTATTACAAGAAGCAAGTGGTATAACAAAAAAAACATTTCTATCTCATGTATTTTCTATGACTGAAGAAAGTAATGCAGAAGTATTGAATGTAATTCAATATTCTAGTTTGGGGGTATTGCCTATTATTGTATTAAATAAATCGATACAACGATTTATTCCTGAGGCTGACCCTGACAGTTCTTCCATTGAACTTTTAGCAGAAATATTTATTCAGTTAGTGATTATGTTTGTGGGTATTATTATTATTCACCGTGTAATAACTTATATTCCTACTTACAGTGGTTTCAAATACGAAAATTTGAATCTTACAAATGTTATTTTAGCATTTTTGGTAATTGTATTAAGTATTCAAACAAAGTTAGGACTAAAAGTAAATATATTACTTGACCGAGCAATGGAATTATGGAATGGACCTACTTTAGAGAAAAAAGAGGGAATGAAAAATAAAATGAAAGTATCTAAACCCGTATCTCAGCATAGTCCTAGTCAAGCGGACTATTTAGACAATTCTAGTATGCAAAATGGTTTATTTCCTCCAGCACCAGTAGCAACAACGCGTCAACATAGTGTTATGGAATCATATGATAATATGATGCATACTGGTGGTAATGGACCTGTAGAAATGGACCCTGGACCTATGGCAGCTAATGGTTTGTTAGGCGGTGCATTTGGTTCTTCTTTTTAATTAAATAATAATAAAAATTTATAATTTTATTATTAATTTGCTTTTTCAGTAAATTCATTTTTAAGATTTTCTAAATCTTTTACTAAATTCTTAATGCATTCGACCATTTGTATTAAAACACGGGGAACATATACAGGGTCGGTATCCATTTCATTGACAAATGATTCAAGCAATTCATCATTACTCGATGATTGAATAGCACGAATTAGACTAAACATGTATCGAAACAAAGTAACATATTCGCTGTTTGAATAAGCGTTATTTTTAATACGATTCATTATAAAGTCAACATCAATTGTATCATCAATATCTCCATGGTCTTCTTTTCGATGAAATTGTAAACAAGTATTCTTAATAAAGGTGAAAAGTTGTTTTGTTTTTGTATAATCACCTTTATCAAATTCTTCACACAGTAAGTCGTTATGGGCTTTATTATATTGCATCATCAAATCATCTTTGTTTAATATTACTGGTTTATAACTCATGATTTCTTCAATAAACTTTTCGCCACCGACTTTGTGAGAACAATCTAATATCCTGTCTCGTGTTAGTTTATATATTGTTTTTCTATCTTCATCGTCGGTATTCATTATATCGACTCCAAGTTGATGATATTCATTGAAAAGTTGTTCTTTTAATACTTTACCGTCGTCACCTTTCCATTTTTTAAAACAAAAATTAAACTTAATAATATCGCTTCTAAGTTCTTTTTCATCGTCATATTCAGTTTCCATTAGTTTGCAAGAATAATTGTATAGTTCTCTATTTGTAGTATTGTCAAGTGTATGCATAACATCGTACGGAAACTTAAATACCATAAATGCTGCAAGGAAATTACGATGATGTACAAAACTGTTCATTTTAAGTTTTTCCAATAATTGTTTTCCTAAATCATTTATTTCTTTTTGTAACATTTTTTTAGAAAGAGTTTCAAATTCATGAACATTTAATAATTTGTCTTTTAACGAATCCATAGTATTATTTATGAAAAGATTTTTCCTAAATATAAAATAGTTGAAAAAAATACGCACTTACAAAAATAAATGTAACTTTATGAATTGTTTCTTTTTTGACCGTCTATATTATTTAATAATTGCATTTTCTTCATAGATTTTTCAAATGCATTTTCCTTTTCGATATTTGCAAATAAATATTCCGTATTTGGACTTTGTTCATTTTTTTTAATTTGTTTGTAAATCGTATTGATTTTTTTTTTAAACAATATAATAGTGTCTTTATTATTTATTAATTCAATTTGATTTAAAACATTCTCAGTAAGAATAGAAACTGCAAAATATAGCAAATATCTTCTTTTTTTACATGAAGCAGTTGTATATTTTACACAAAAAAGTTCAAACATACAATTTAAAAGTTCATTAACAAAAATGTTATTTTTTCCTTTACCATAATGTAGTATGCAATCCCAAATAATCCATATTAGGTCATTTCTATATTTTGCTTCAACTTTTACAAAATTTCTAGATTCGCATACACATTTGTTTTTTCTTTTTTTGCATAAGTTATCAAATTCAATAGTCCATTCTATCCAATAGCAAGCATTTAACATATTCTTTTTCTCTTTTGAAATGTTAAATGCAAATTCATTGGCTGGTATAAAATATTCTTTTGGGTCGTCTTTTCTAAATATAGGTTCAATAAATTTAACATGTGGTGCAATAAGTTTTTCTGATACTTGACTAATATCTAGTTCTTCTTCTCTTTTTATTTTAACTTGTTCAATGCTAGTTTTTCTTTCTGATTGGCAAATAGTACATGTTATTTCAGCAAACATTTGTCTAATAGTTGGATGATTGCGCAATTGTAATTCGTTTAAGAAATTTCCTTGTGACATTATATTTTTGAAAATTTGATATCTTTTTTCTAAATAAATAATAATTTTTGGGTTCCCTAAATGGATATACTTACAGCAATAATGTATATAAATTTCCCATAAATCAATATAATGTCCACCACATATTAATTCTGCTGACCAATAACAAGCTTCTTCCGGTTTATTTTTTTTAATAGATTCAATTAACGTATTTCGTACCTCTGTTTTTTTGAATCCAGATAATGTAATTCCTTTAAAATCGGAAGGACTTCGTAAATCATTAATTTCACTATTATCGTTTACTGTTTGCATTTCATCTTCCATAATTAAATTATATTTCAATTAGATAAAATATAAAGGTTTTTTACTTAAAATAACATATGTATAAATTAAAAATATTTTCAAATTTTATTGAAGATGGGGCATGCAAAAGAGTATGGGAAAGATTATGTGAAACAAAAGATATGACTAATTATGGAATAGATAAAAATATATATATAACAAATGACGATGATTATACTCATGTTCTCATATTAAATACAGCGATGCCGAATATTCCAGAACATATACCAAAGAAAAATGTTGTTGGATTAGCATTCGAGCCATGGCCATATTTAGATTTAACAAATATATTTGTAGACTATGCACAAAAGAATATTGGAAAATATTATATTGGTACTAAAGATATTTTACCTGAACCTTTTGTTGTAAGTTTTTCTTTTATGTGGTATATGACTCCTTATCGTACAATTCCAGAAAAGACTAAAATGATGTCATTAATGATAAGTACAAAATATGAACTACACGGGCATAGATATAGACATTTATTAGCAAAACAGATAATTTTAAATAATTTGCCTATTGATATATACGGGACCGGATGTGAAATTTATTCGCCAGAATATTATCAATTAAAAGGAAATTTTAAAGAAAGAGAGCCATACGAAGATTATATGTTTCATATCGGCATTGAAAATATGCAAACTGACCATTACTTTAGTGAAAAAATTATAAATCCGTTATTAGCTGGTTGTACACCAATTTATTTGGGTTGCCTAAATATAAACAACTATTTTCCAAATAATGTTGTAAATTTAACTGGTGATATAGAGAATGATCTTAATATTTTAGTTAATATTTTGAAAGAACCCCTTTCTTTTAAAAAAGAAATAGAATTACAAACTATAAAAAATAAAATATATTTGCTAAGAAATTTAGATAAAATATATGATGTTAAAGAACCAGAAACTATATAGTGTTTCTTCGATAATTATTTCGTTTCCAGGTAATTCCTTTTTCTAAAGAATAATTTATGTTATAATATTTTCTAATTAATTGATGCTTAAAATATGCGTCTTGTAAAAATGGTATTTCATGAGAGTCATAATTTAAATCGTCTTCTAATCCATTCCATGTTTTACAATTACATTGATTTTTCCAATCTTGTAGAAAAATTTTATATTCAAATAAAAAGTTTGGAGGGTCATTTTTATATGGAATAAAATGATTAATTATATTTTTAACGTGATTTGGTAATTGATCGTAATAACTCATTTTTATTATATTAGATAAAAATAAAATATTTGGATATAATTTGAATTAAAAATAAATATATTTATAAAAAAACTATTTAAAGACAATTAAATATAATACTGAATACTTCGATGCTTTCGATACCTGCGGCTTTAGCTCTTAGATTTGTAGCAAATAACAATCTACAACAAAGGATAAGTGTATTGCAAAAATCCTATAAAGTTCAAATTACTGGAATGGGTATTTTTTCCTCTTTTGAAATAATGAATAATGTAAAACCTTGGATGTTTTTAAATTCATCTGTATTTAAAAATTTATCGTATATATCTATTTAACTAAAAATAAAAAAGTACATAATATGCTTTTTTATTTTTTATTCTGTAATAATTCTTGGTACAACATTGATAGTTTGTAATTCTTGTGATAATAGTTTATAAGCGTAAGGAATATCAACTTTCGCAAAATGACTCCTATTATCACATGTCTTACAATAATATTTTGTAAAGTCTGATTTTGTATACATTTTATTTTTTTTACCATCGTTATATGAAGCAATCAACCCACATTTTTTACAGACATAGACATTATATTTATCTGATACATCATACATTCTTTCTTTGCAGAAACGTGTCATGCCATGTGCAATCATTACATCACGTTCCATTTCACCAATTCTAAAACCACCATCTCTACTTCTCCCCTCTGCTGGTTGCCTAGTTAAGTTTACCATCGGGCCAATAGACCTACTATGTTGTTTATCAGAAACCATATGCTTTAATCTTTGATAAAATACTGGTCCAATGAATATTGCAGTTTCTATTTGGTCCCCAGTTAATCCATTATACATAATCTCGTTTCCATAACTTTCATAACCTACTTTCAATAATTCTTCACAAATGGTTTTAACATCAAGGTTTCCAAAACTAGTTCCATCACCAAACAAACCCAATTCTATAATTACTTTTCCAAGTAATGTTTCTTTTAATTGGCCTATTGTCATTCTGGAAGGAATGGCATGAGGATTAATAATTATATCAGGTTTTGTACCATTTCTTGTAAATGGCATGTCACATTCAGGAATAATATTACCTACAGTACCTTTTTGTCCATGTCGCGAACTAAATTTATCACCATAGGTTGGTTTTCTTAATGCTCTGACACGTACTTTTGCAAAATTATATCCATCTCCATTTCTACCTGTATAGTTTTTATCAATATACGTTTCTTCATTTGTTCTATATGTTTTACTTTGGTCTTCATATTTAATAACTTTGGTTGGGTCATTTCTATTTTCTTTAATAGGAATTGTTTTTGCAATAATTACATCACGGTTTTCAACTAGTTCATTTTCTGGTATGAAACCATCATTGTTTAACTTATCGTAATTTCCAAATTTAATACCTTTTGTTTTTGATGGGTCTGGTTTACAACGAATAATTTCATCACGAATAATATTTTTATCTTCATCTTTTTCTGTATGATAAATTGTTGCTAAAAATAAACCACGGTCGATTGAGCCTTTATTAATTAATACACTATCTTCTTGATTATATCCAGTATGTGTCATGATAGCAACGTGTATTTGCGTACCAGAAGGAATATTATTTAAGTGTATAAAATTCATAACACGTGTATCTACAAGAGGTCTGGTTGGATAATTTAATACGTATGCAGTTTTATCCATTCTCATATCATAATTGGTAGCATAAACACCCATAGCTTGTTTTGCCATAGCACACTGATAAGTGTTTCTAGGTGCTTGATTATGGTCAGGAAATGGCACACATGATGCAACTACTCCAAATATTGTACTGGGATGAATTTCACAGTGAGTATATAAGAAGGATAATTTTTTAGATTGTAAATAATCTTCTTTACATTTCATACCAATCATAGAAAGGTTCTGTTCTTCTGGGTCTATATACTCAATTACTGATTCATCTAGAACGCAATTTGTAAGTAAATCATTCCAAGAAATTTTTTTTTTAGCCAATCTATCAATAATATCATTAGTAATAATTGCACGATTTTTACGAACTTTTAATACGGGCCGTGTTAATCTTCCTCCGTCATTACAAACTTTAATTTCCAAAGTATTATAATTAAATATAATTGAGGTATAAATGTTAATAATTCCTTTATATTTTAATTCTTTGAGATGATTAAATAATTGGATAGGGGTTTCACTAATTCCTTGCCATGAGCCGTTAATAAATACTTTCACTTTACCATCTAGTTCGTTTGGTTGATAATCATCGACTCTCTTAATTAGTGGTAAAATATATTCATATAAGGGTTCACTATTAGTTGGTATTGTAATATGTCCCATGTAACTTATATTTTTTACAATACCAATAGATTGACCTTCAGGTGTTTCAGCTGGACATAAAAATCCCCATGTTGTATTATGTAATTTGCGAGGTGCTATAAGTTCACCACTTTTTTCAAGTGGAGTGTTAATTCTTCTAAGATGGCTTAAACTAGATGCATATGTAAGACGACTAAGTACTTGTGCAACCCCCACTTTACTACTATTACTTTGTTTAATACTAAAATCGCCTGTAGATAAGGCTCGATTTATACCATTTTCTATAGTAGTTGATTTCATAATTTTATATATATTTGTAATATTAATAATATTTTCGTAGTCTTGCGTAGACCTCCATGACCCGTTGTTGATTTCGCGAATAACTTGCTTTTGCATTTCTTTTACTAACTTATTAAAATAATTACGAAATAAGTTATTTAGTAAAGTACCGGTTAATTCAATTCTTTTATTTAGATAAGAGTCTCTATCGTCTGTTGGTATCCAGCCTAAAGACGTACGAATTAATTGATTAGCCATATAACCCAAGAAATATATTTTTTGTATTTTACTTTTACAATGAGGAAAAAGGTCGTTGTCTAATATTTCGATTGTAAAATTTTGTTTTTTCTGAATTCCTTGTTCTTTTTCCATATTAATAGGATTATATGCACAATACGAACTTATATATTTAATAGCCTCATCAGTTGTTGTATATTTATTTGCATCAATAATAGAAGCAGTTAAGAAATTTAATATTTTTTCTTGTTTTGATTGTTCTATATTTAAAACAATATACTCACAAATATTTTTATCTGTTGTTACTCCTAGAGCGCGAAACAGTGCAAATAATTCAATTGGCTGTTTAATTCTAGGAATTGATACATATATACCTTGTCCAAATCCATTATTTTTACTTGAAATCATCATATCAATTTGTTTTGGCGAGATACATTTAAAATCTGGTACTGATTTAATTTCTGCAATCCAATCCCATTTAGTAGTATTCTTACCATCAAAACAATATATTTTGTTTTCTGCTGCTCTTTCTTGTCCCAAAACAGTTTTTTCAGAACCTTTAATAATGAAATAACCACCACAATCCATAGCACATTCACCAGAAGCAAAATTAATTATCATATTTTGTTGATTGAGAACACATATAGATGATTTTAACATAATTGGCATTTTACCTATATTAATTTTTGGTAATATTTTTGTGATAATTTTAGGATTATCCATAGATTCTGTATTTCGAATAATGTATTCAATTTGAATATCAATGGTCATATTTGAGGCATATGTAAAATTTCGCAATTTCGCTTCTTGTGGCATCATTGTTTTTGTCGCACCATTATTTTCGTGTATTTGAGGCGGATATAATTTAAAATTAACAAATGAAATATTTATTTCTAAAAAATATTTATCTTTTTCTTCAACGTAATCATTTTCAGAATGAATTTTTACTGGATTAAACATTTTAATTGTACGTTGAATTTGATAATTTATGAAATGATTATAAGATTCAATTTGATGTCTTACTAGACGTTCTAGATACTTGCCTTCAAAATAAGATTCTATTAATTTATAGGGGTCTTCAACTTGGTCGTTTAAGTGGTCTAGTAAATAACTATCACAAGAATCTGTTTTACTATGAGAATCAATACTTTCTTTTATCATCTGTTTTATAGTAGTAGTAGTAGTATTATCCTTTACAACTGGTGAGAAACCATTTCTAACAAGAGGATTTGACATTTTTGTTGCACTTTTTAATTCTTGAATCATGTTTCTAACAATATTAATAAAAATATGTTTAATTCATTTATCAATTTTTATTACAAAGTATTTTTTTAAAGTATATACAAAATATAATACTATAAATATAAAACAATGTTAAATTCATCAAAAAGATTTGTAAAATATTTAGATAATTATGATAAAATACATCAAAAAAATTACAACAATCTATTATATCATATAAGAAATGAATTTAACAACTACTTTAAGGAAGGCAATGAATTGAGCGAAGATAATGAATTGTTTATATTGAATAGTCCTAGAAAATTAAAACGTGTTCGTTCCTTTGAAAAAGGGAAAAAATTATTTGAAAAGGAAATAATTAAGGAAAAAGTAGATATAAATGATTCAATTGACAATATTCAAGATTTGATTGAAATAACTGAAAAGTATACAGTTGAATCAAGTAAACAGTATAATATTGACTTAGAGGCCATTCAAAAAATAAAGCCGGATTTAATAGAAATAAATAAATTCATAGGAATTGGTAAATTAAAGCAAAACGTTTTGAATCAGTTACTATATTTTTTGCAAGATTTACATATATCTTCAAAAGGTGGTGATTATAAACATACAGTTATATATGGTCCTCCTGGTACTGGAAAAACAGAGATAGCAAGAATACTAGGTAAAATGTATTCAAAAATAGGAGTATTAAAAACAAATAATTTTGTAAAAGTAACTCGACAAGACTTAATTGCTGGATATTTAGGCCAAACAGCAATTAAAACTGCCAAGGTAATTGAGGAAGCAAAAGGAGGGGTTTTATTTATTGATGAAGCGTATTCTTTAGCAAACTCGGAAAAGGAAGATAGCTTTTCAAAGGAATGTTTAGATACTATTTGCGAATGTTTAAGTAATTATAAAGATGATTTAATGGTAATCATAGCTGGTTATGAAGATGAATTAAATAATACTTTTTTTCGTGTAAATAAAGGGCTCGAATCTAGATTTATTTGGAGATTTACAATGGACCCATATAATCCAGAAGAGCTGATGGAAATATATAATAAAATTGTTATGGAAAATGAGTGGAAGTTAAAAGAAGATGCTTTATCATTAGAATGGTTCAAAAAAAATAGTAAACAATTTACAAACTATGGTCGTGATATGGAGCAATTATTTACCTATACAAAGATATGTCATAGTAGAAGAATTTATGGTAAAAATGAAGAAAAAAAAAATATTGATAAAGAGGACATAGTAAATGGATTTAAAATGTTTATTGATAATAGAAAAGAAGATAAAATAGATACCTCAATATTATATAGTTTGTATTGTTAATTGAATCGTTTACTTTAAAAAAGTTTCATATTTAATAAATATATAACTATTTTTGTATATTTATTAAATGTCTGATAAAAAGGTATTTTCTATAAATCCAGATTTATTTTCATTCTCAAATACTACAAAAAAGAAAAGACCCACTACTAAAGAAAGAATAAAAATGAAACCAGTTAAAAATCAGAGTAAGAATGATACACTGAGAAAAAAGTCAATATTAAAAATGATACGAGAACATAATTCAGATAGAAATAGAGAAAATTTTTCTAAATATGAAGAAAAATTAAAACCGACAACGAAAGCAGATGATTTTGAAGCAGCAAAAAATTTTTTTAAACAGATGCCGTCAACTCAAAATAACAAAGTAAATCATACTATAAAAAATTATTCAAATGTTTCTGATAATCCAATAATTAAAGATAATAATATAATTCCATTAAATGATATGACTAATCAAGATAAGATAAATGTTCCTATTGATAATGATATTATGACATTAAATAAAGTTGAATTGCCAATACCAAAGCATGGTTGTTTAAAGAATGGAATACTTCCTACTTATCGTCAATATATGAACCAGACTAGAAAAAATAATGATGATAATATTGGTGGAAATGTTATGAAACCAACGGAAAGTTTTGTTAAAGCAAATGCATATAAACAAATGGAGAAATTAAAAAATTTAAAAAAGAAAAAGAGAAGGTTACAAAAACGCACTATTCGTAGAACTTATAAAACTGGAAAGTCTAGAATAAGACCAAGGATTTCTGTTTTATTAGCAAATAAAACAATGCGTTCAAATGTTTTGGAAAAAGAAGTACTATTAAAACAAGTCCCAATAGACGAAATTAAAAAATATTTAAATAAACATGGTTTTACAAAAATAGGAACGTCAACACCTAATGATGTTTTGCGAAAAATGTACGAATCTGCTCTTTTAATATGTGGTGAAGTGATGAATTATAATGCAGAAACATTAACTTACAACTTTTTAAATTCAGATAATTAAGGATTATATCTATAGAATAATTTAGTAGTTAAATATACAGAACTAAGTGAAACTACTATATATGCAATAACAGAGCGAATGTTTATCTTGTATATTTCATTTACTAAGTTATCGTAATCTAATTTAATAGATGATGCTGATTTATCTTTCTCTTCTATTATTGTGTATAAATTTGAAATACCTATATTCTGTTTTGGATATATACAAAACTCTTCTTCTAAATCACAAAAGAATCCATAGTCATTTTCTTCGTTTGGCTTCATATTAATTGAATTCATTGTGTTGATTGTATTAATTGGAATTGAAAGGAGTTTTAAAATCATATCAATTTTTATTATATTTACAATAGATTTAAATATTTTTTATCATTTAATATAGCAATGCCCTTGAAAAAAGAATCAAAAAACGAGGATATTAAAATATATGATGAATACTTCAATTATACTAAAGAACTTAAAATGAATTATGGTGACCGGTCTTTGGTGTTAATGTTAGTAGGTGCATTTTTTGAAGTTTATGGTTTAAAAAACATTGACACGGATGAAGTTACAAAGAGTAATTTGGTAGATTTTGTAAATATATGTAATTTAAATAGTTCAATTAAGATGGAATTGCCAACCGAGAATGATGCGGATGACAAGAAAGTAATATTAATGGCAGGTGTGAGAGATTACAATCTTGAGAAATATTTATCTATACTAATAGGAGCAAATTATAATGTTGCAGTTTATATACAAGATAAGTCTGGGAAAAAAATTGTTCGTAAGTTAGATAAAATATATTCACCTGGTACATATGTTTCATTCGATTGTAGTAATGATAAAAAACTTTCTAATAATATAATGAGTATTTGGATAGAGAATTTTAAACAATATAAATCGAATGAAAAGTTATTAGTATGTGGTGCTACTAGTGTAAATATTTTTACAGGAGATGTATATATGTTCCAAAATGAGAAACCTTATTATATGTCTATTACTTCATTTGACGAACTTGAGCGTTTTGTATCAATTCATCAACCAAGTGAAATAGTTCTCATTTACGACGAAAAAGATAATGATATTCAACAAAATATTCAAAGAATCTTACAATATTCGGGTATTAATAAAGAATTTGTAAAGACTTTTTCTTTGCATGAGAATAAGGTAAGTAGATGTCAAAATCAAAATTATATAAAAGAAATTATTGTTAATGCATATGATGAAGAAGCTTTTGATGTATGTGAAGAGTTTAATGAATACCCAGTATCTACTCAATCTATGTGTTATTTACTTGAATTTGTAAAACAACATAATCCAAAAATAATTGATAAATTAAATTTACCGGTATATAATAATTCATCAAACGATATCATACTTGCTAATCACACGTTATCTCAATTAAATATTATAGATAATAATATAAATAATTCTAGTTCTGTTGGAAATTTATCTTGTGTTATGAATGTTTTAAATAAATGTATAACTCCAATGGGAAAAAGACTTTTACAATATTTTATTACACATCCTACATCCGATATTGAATGGCTTAATAATGAATATTATTATACAGATTTTATATTAAAAAACATGTTTACAGAATTAAATGATATTCGAAAGATGTTATCTAAAATCAAGGATATTGATAAATTATTAAGACAACTGTTAGTACAAGTATTATATCCATCAAATTTATATTCTATATATGACACCTTTGAATATATTCAAAAAATAGCAGAAATAATGAAAGAGGACAAAGTATATATTTATATGATGAGTGATTTTGATATAAAAGGAAAAGAAAAAGAATCTTTTATTAATAATTTGAATTTTGTTTTAAAATATATGCATAACCATTTTAATATAGATGCATGTAAAATGATAATGAGTATGACAACTTTTCCACAAAATGTTATTAAAGAAGGCGTTAATTCTGAATTAGATATTTTACAAAATAAATATAATACCTCATTAAATGACCTTTATTTTTTGCAAGAATTTTTAAATACATGTACCGGTAGTGTAGAAACAAATGATTGGGTAAAAATACATGAAACTGAAAAATCAGGGTTATCCTTACAAATTACAAAGGCTCGTTCTGAAAAGATGAAGACATGGTTGAAGATTAATGAAGAGCCTGTATTAAAAAGGTATACAGATGCTGTAAAAGAACATAAAAATTGTAATATTCAATTGTTAAAGAAATTTAATCTGCAAAATATAGTATTTACAAAGGCTGGTTCAAGTAATGTTGATATAACAGAAGCAATAATTAGTGAAATATGTAAAAAGATTAACTTATACAAAAATCAATTAAATGAACTTATCGCAAAGGTGTACATTGAAGAATTATTGAATTTTCAAGAAAATTGTTTTGAAAAAGTTGAATTTATTTCAAAAAGTGTATCTAGATTAGATTTAATATTGACTAAATCATATGTATCTAATAAGTATTGTTATTGTAAACCAGAAATACATAGTAAAAATACAGATGAAAAATCCTTTTTTGAAGCAGAAGGTTTAAGACATGCATTAATAGAAAGAATTAATACAGATGAAATTTATGTAGAAAACGATATCAGTTTGGGAAATGATGTAAATGGTATGTTACTATATGGTACAAATGCTGTTGGTAAAACGAGTTTAATTCGAGCAATAGGAGTATGTATTATTATGGCACAAAGTGGTTTTTATGTTCCGTGTTCTCGATTTGTATATAAACCATACAAATCAATCTTTTCACGCATTTTAGGAAACGATAATTTATTTAAAGGGTTATCAACATTTGCAGTTGAAATGAGTGAATTGAGAACGATATTACAATTAGCAGATGAAAATAGTTTAATATTAGGGGATGAATTGTGTTCGGGTACTGAAACGGAATCGGCTTTGAGTATATTTGTTTCTGGGTTAGAACATCTAGATAAAGTAAAATCTAGTCATATTTTTGCGACACATTTTCATGAAATTGTAAATTACGATGAAATTAAACACATGTTAAATTTGAAACTAATGCATTTAGAAGTGAAATATAATCGAGAATTGGACTGCTTAGTATATGACCGAAAATTAAAAGATGGTTCAGGCCCACGAATATATGGTTTAGAAGTATGTAAATCTTTACATATGAATGCTAATTTTCTAGAGAATGCTTTTAAAATTAGAAATAAATATTTTTCACATGCTAAAACAATATTAGATTTTGATACAACGCAATATAATAGTAATAAAATAAGAGGTTTTTGTGAAATATGTAAAAAAGAAGTTGGTACAGAGATTCATCATTTGCAGCATCAAAAAAATGCAAATAATAAAGGTTTTATAGGTCATTTTAATAAAGACCATAAGGCAAACTTAATATCAATATGTGAACAATGTCATCAAAGTATTCATAAAGAGGAAAATAAAGATATTAGTCCGACAATCGTTAAAAAAACAACTAGGGGTCGTATATTAACGAAATAATTTATTATATGTGTATAATTCGTTCGTAGTCAATAAAGACGTTTCTGTATAGCTTGGTACGTAGTTATCTGCTGAATATTTGTAATGGCCAGGTTCATTGTATAATGGAGAAATTTGATTTTTAGGAACGTAGAGGGATACCATTTCTTTTTTCTCAGGGTCATATACAACAATTTCTTGGGGGTCTAAACCAAAACCTTGTTCTTTTTCTAAATCTGATTCTTCATCGTGGTATTTTACATCATAATTATTGGAATCGTATTTTACTTCATTATCATCTTTTTCAACTTTCATGTTTTCAACATTTGTATTAATTTGGAAGCAAATAAAGATATTACAAATTATAATTAATAAAAGAAGAAGTATAATAATAATATTAAAATTCATATACATTATACAGATAATTTTATTATATGTTTAAAAATTGATTTAATATATATATTAATATTATATTATAGAATCATGATTATTCCTGTTAAATGTTTTACATGTGGGATGGTGTTAGGAGATAAATATCGTTATTACCAAACTGAAATTAGAAGGCATAAGTTAATACAGGGTATTTCTCAGGACCAAGTTATATATTTGACAAAAGATAATACAGAAAAAACGATTGAGGGTAAGGTATTAGACAATTTAGGATTAAAAAATGTGTGTTGCAGAAGACATATGTTGACACATGTAGATATTGAATAATTTCTATTTATACATTATAATGTTAGAATTTGCAAAAGACTCTTATAATAAGTTATGTGCACCTGCTAGATTTTATTTAATTTTCTCTAGTTTTGCATTTTTTTTTATGATTATACAAAATTTAAACAATGATAAACTTTTTTGTTTAGGAGAATTAGGTTGTTATACAGAAAATAGTATTTATATTTTACTATTTAAAATAGTTTATATTATTTTTTGGACGTGGCTTCTTAATATTATATGTAGAGGAGGAGGCACGTTATTTTCATGGATATTAGTATTACTTCCTTTTATTTTATTTTTTATATTGCTTTTACTTATGCTATTCAAATAATGATTTATATATTTATTCATAACATTAATATATATTTATGAATAAATTGCCAAAAGATTTGATATATAATCACATTGTACCATTTACTTACCAATTGCAAGATAAAAATCATTTGTTAGATATAAGGTCATTTGTAAGTGATTATAATATTCTGGAACATTTCTATTTTTGTAATTATTCAAGTATTATTTTATTGAATGATTTACAAATATTCATTTATGATTCAAATAAATACATATTTTCTAGATTCAAGAAAATGAAGAATAAGACTAAATTACAGGTTTGTCATTATGAAATTTCGTTTTTTGATAATAAAACGAACAATACTGATAGAAAAGTTAAACTATTATGGGGGATATTGACACCTTTTGAAAGAACATGTTTTATTAATAAGTTTATAATAGATAAATTTGATATATAAAATTGATGAATTAAACTACATAAAATAATAAATATATAATTTATAATGGATCCCAAGATTACAAATATAAGCGTAGATGATGAAATGTTTAAATTTACATTAGGAGGAGTTAATGTAAGTTTAGCAAATTCATTAAGACGTACAATTTTGAATGATATACCAACTACTGTTATTTATACTGAAAATTATAAAGACAATCAGTGCATTATTGATATAAATACTACACGTCTTCATAATGAAATTATAAAACATCGTGTGAGTTGTATTCCTATTCATATAAAAGAATTAGATATATTGCCAAATAATTATTTACTAGAATTAGATATGAAAAATGATTCAGAAAATATTATAATTGTTACCACTGAGCATTTTAAAATTAAAAATAAAAAAAATGGAAATTATTTAACTGATAATGAAAAAAGAAAAATATTTCCTCCTTGTCCAAAAACAAATATGTACATTGATTTGGCAAGATTACGACCAGGAAATGGGCCAACAGTACCAGGAGAACACCTAAAATTAACAGCAGATTTTTCAGTTCATTGTGCAAAAGAGAATAGTATGTTTAATGTAGTCTCAACCTGTTCATATGGTAATACTGTTGATACATCAAAAGTACAAGATATATGGAATGAATATGAAAAACAACTGGAATCTGAACAACAAAGTAAAAAATCTATCGAAATACAAAAGAAAAACTTTTATTTATTAGATGCGCAAAGATATTATATAGACGATAGCTTTGACTTTTGTATTCAAACTGTTGGTGTTTATGAAAACAAGGAAATTGTAAAAACAGCATGTAAGGTATTAATTGAAAAATTAGAAAATATGATTATTAATATAGATGCTGATATAATACCTATACGTCCTGGGGAAGTTACAATGCCAAATTGTTATGATATTATTTTAGAAAATGAAGATTATACGATTGGAAAAATGCTAGAATTTATATTATATGATACTTACTATGAAAATGAAAAAACATTATCTTTTTGTGGTTTTAAAAAATTTCATCCTCATGATGAAGAAAGTATTATACGATTAGCATATCATAAAAATGGCGATAAATCAATGGTTAGAAACTATTTGACAAATGCTTGCACTAAATGCAAAGAACTCTATACGCGTATTTATAAAATGCTTTGATTATATATAGATATTTTAAATCATTTTTTTATTTGTTATAATAAAATTGAATAAACATATTATCAATTATTCATATATAATAATTGATAATGGAAAAACGTGTAAATGCAAAAATAGAAAATTATATTGTTTCCTTTAAACAAACTATAGGAGAAAAAATTAAGACAACACCATTTGAAGACCCTAGTTTACAAAAAAATTTATTGGAATTTGTATTTGATTATGATAGATTATGTTTAACAAAAGAAGATTTTATAAAAAGAAAAAGAATTAAAAATGCAATTCCTACATTAAATCGTTGTGGAGCGAAACGTGCTAACGGAGAGCAATGCACTCGTAGAAGAAAAGAAAATTGTGAATTTTGTGGCACACATGAAAAAGGTCGTCCTCATGGTTTAATTTCTAATCCAGATAATAATCTAGTTGATAATATTAAAAATGTAGAAGTACGTGCTCAAGAAATTATGGGAATCGTTTATTATATAGATAATTACATGAATGTTTACAAAACAGAAGACGTGCTATCTGAAAAAGAAAATCCAGAAATAATTGCAAAGTATGATGTTATTAATGGGAATTATAGGATTCCTCAATTGGGTTTAGTTTAACTTTCGAGTTATACTTTCTTTTATTACTTCTTCGCGATTATTTAATATGAATTCATTTGCTTCTTCTGCTTTTTCAATATCACCTTCGAAATATTTAGCTAAAATGTTTAATAATGCCTTTTTGGTAATAGGTTTTTTAACATTTTTTTTTGTATAACATAATTGACCATCTTTTATATCGATACAATCAATTTCATGATTCTTCATAACTTCAATTAATGTATTGTTTATTTCTTTTTTCTCGTTTTTTCTTTGATTTTCTTCTTTTTTAAGAGCTCTTATTTCATTATCTAGTTTAACCCATTGTCTAATGTTTTTCACTAATATTTCTTTTGTATTTTCCATTTATATTTAGTATAAATTATATTTATATTTTTGTATTATATATTATAATGATTTTTACAAATTCCAGGACAATAAATAGAAATAAAAATTCATCAAATATGATTTTTGTTGTTCCTCATAATGAACCACCAGTTACGCAATTACAAAAGCCTAAAATTATTCAAAGACAAATAGAATTAAATGTTAGTAATACAGGTAAAGTAAAAGTATGGGGTCCATATATATGGTATATGTTACATGGATTAGCAGAAAAAATAAAAGATAAAAGTTTTTATGGTTTAAAAAATGAATTATTGGAACATATATTTAATATTTGTGTAAATTTACCCTGTCCTTCTTGTTCTACTCATTCTAGAGAATATTTACAAAAGATCGATTTTAAGAAAATTAAAACGAAACAAGAGTTACGTTTAATGTTATTAGATTTTCATAATAATGTTAATACTAGATTACGTAAACCAATTTTTTCATATCAACAGTTAATAGATAAATATAAGACTGTTAATTTTAATAATGTAATTAATAACTTTTTTATATTTTTTGAAGATAAACATAAAACTGTGAATATGTTGTCAAATGATATGTATACACAGAGAATATCTAATAATATTAGAAATTGGTTATCTAAAAACTATCATCATTTTGAATAGTTTATTTTATAATTATTTAAATAATTGATTATTTAAATAATATATGCTTTCGGCTAAATTTGAATTGCTTGAAAAAAATTATGATATACAAATTAGGAAGGAGTGTGATAAGTCAAAAACTTTGGTAGAAACTTGTTTTCAAGAACATTTTGATGACCAGTATGCATGTAAGCCATATATGGATGCATTTGAAAAGTGTATAAACGACTTTACTCTAAAATTTAAAAAAGATAGAAAAATTAACTAAGATTTTTTACCATTTCTCCGTTTTTATAAACCGTGCATTTATATTTTGTGGGTGATGCCTTTTTGCACATTTCGTTATTTTTATATTCCGGAAAGTATTGTAATTCTGGAGTCTTTGAAGAATAAATAATATTAGCCCATATAACACCTATAATTAAACCTATTAAATAAGCAAATCCAGATTGTTTTAAAGTGTAACAATATTTTGTATCTACATACATAAGTTCTTTTAATGACCTAAATAAGTTCGTATTCCAAAATACGTCAAATAAAATTAAAACTGTAAAAAATATGATTGTTGGTAAGTTTTCGCTCGTATTTGGAGTACTATAAAACATCATAGGAATAAATTTTAAAAAGTCTAAACTTAACATCTGCCATGGAGTTACAAAGCATTCTCCTAATGATGGAACATTAGGTATACTGCTAAAATCAATAGTATCATTTATATGTTTTTGGTCTTTTAAAGTAAGTGTAGTAAACAAATAAAAGAATGTGAAACTTATTATGGTTTCTCCAATAGGAATTATACTTGCTTTATCTGTACCAAAAACAGCAAAATCGCATATGGCTGACTTATCTTCTTCTTCTATACCAACGTTACCTATAAAATCACCTAAACTTTTATTGTTACCAATCAAATAGTTAGTAAATATAGATAGTAATACACCAAATATATAAATTAATCCTCTTAGGTCATTATTAAATACAGACGATAATGTGAAAAAAGTTATAAGTATAAATGGTGCTAATCGTAGAAATAAAAAAATAAACGTTGCTAAATTTAAATCCATTCTTCTTTACTTTTAGTATATATATTATATTACACGATAATATATATTTATGAATATTAGTCAGTTTTTTTCGTTTTACATTTATATGTCTTATTTTTTGGTATATTACATGTTTCATAATTATTTATTCCGATATTATAGATTATTTCTTTATTGTTTGATTTAGTTAACATAAATGACCAAAGTAAACCGAATAGTAATCCACTAAAACTAGCTATAATAGTTTGATATCCAGAAAAACAGTTGTTTTGAATTAACCATAAACTATCACTCACAATTAATAATATCATTATTAAGAAAAAAGGAATATTGATTAATGTATTTCCGCTAACAATAGAAATTGAAAGTAAATATATAAATACAAAAGATAACATAGTAGTGTTTAATGGTAATCGATTAAATGAAATTACATTGGACATACTAAATGGAGTACATATTAAATTATTTTCATCATTAGCGGGTATATTTAATGAATTACCAACAATAATAGTTACTAAAAAATTTATACAAATGCCTAATACTAAAATAATACCTTTTAAGTTTACATTTAACATTGAATCTAGAAGAAAAAAAGATATTAAAAATAGTGGAATGAATGCATTAATCAATGAATAAAAATTATACTTTACTACCATTTATATTATTAGTACATATTATTATACAAAAACATGATTAAATATATCTTTAATTTCTTCTATTTCTATTAAATCTACATCATCCGGTATATCTATTTTCTCCTTTAACATAACAATATCTCTGTTGTTTTCTTTTGGATATAAAAATTTTTTAACACCAGCTTTAATTCCATAGCGAATTTTTATGTCTAAACCTCCTATTGCTGTTATAGAACCATTCAACGTTATTTCACCTGTAATTGCGATATTATTTTTAATTTTTAATTTATTAAGTAGACTATAAATTGCTATTGTAATTGCTGCCCCAGCAGAAGGCCCGTCTTTTGAAATGCTTCCGTCTGGACAATGGATATGTAAACCTTGACATTTGGTTTTATCAAAATATTCTAACCATTTTTTTTTAATAGTATCAATAGTTAAACTCCATGCAAGTGATTTCGCTACATTCATGCTTTCCTTCATTACATCACCTTGAAGTCCAGTAAGTTGCAATTGCAAAAAAGTGGAGGAAGGATAAAATAAAGTCTGTATTGGTATAATACCACCACATCCTAATGAATTAGCCCACAAACCATTTATGATTCCTATTTCACAATTTTTATGTATTTTTTTTTCAATAATTTTGTCATATTTTATTAAATACTTTTCGAGGGATTCCTTTGTAATAGATATTGGAATTGATATATCTTCTTTGTTTTTTAGAATTTCAAGATTGATCTCGCCATATAAATCAAATAATAATTCTTTTAGTTTACGAACACCCGGCTCTAATGTATAAGAATTAATAATGTATTCTATACAGTCATCGTCTATTCTAATTGTATCTTCAAATCCCATTTTAGTGTTTATTTCTGGTAATATGTATTTTTTAACTATGGTAATTTTTTCTTCTATATCAAGATTTTCAAACTTAATTCTATGTATTCTGTCAAGTAATATTTTATCAATATCTTGAGGATTATTATAAGAAAAAATAAATAAAACTTTTGATAAATCAATATTTATACCAGCGAAATATTTGTCTTGAAAATGATTATTTTGTGTTGAGTCAATTAAATGAGTGAGTATTCCAATAATTTCTTTACCTTGTTCTGTTTTACTCACTTTATCTAGTTCGTCTATATAAATAATAGGATTCATGCATTTTGACTCCATAAGTATTTCTACAATTCTACCCCAAGTAGAATTCATATATGTATAACTATGTCCTTCTAAAAATGAACCATTGGTTGAACCTCCAAGTGCTATAAAAGAGAATGGGCGTGTATTTCCAGAATCGTCTTTTAGACAGTTTGCCAATCCTTTACTTGCTAGACTTGTCTTTCCAATTCCAGGAGAACCTTCAAAACCAAAACAATAGCCGTTTTTTTCTCCATTCATCCATTGACCAACAATTTTCATAATTTGATTTTTTGCGTGTTGATGGCCATGAATTGAATCATTCAAAGAAGCTTCCATATTGTTCAATGAATTGGAGATTAGGTCACTGTTTTCTTTTATTTGTAAAGTTTCTTGAATTAGTGACTTATGCTTTGTATCATTATGATAATCAAATATAGAAGCCAGTTGAGTTATTTCATCACATTTTTTTATTTTATTTTGAAAATAATTTGTATGTTCTGATTTATTTTTTCCAGTATTTTTTTTCAAATTAAAAAAACTCGAACTTATTTTTTGAATTGTTTTTAATTTCATGTCTTTACTTTGAATTAGTAGTTTGTTTTTAATGAATTCTATGCAATTACTTTGTATTTTGCTATTGTAGATAATAATTTCTTTATTTGTATATTTTGTCTTATTTTCAATTTCATAATTAATCATTTCTTCGGGGATATTTTTAATAACATGTAAAAATAGTTCGTTATTATCACTCATATACTTTGTCATAGGTTCCTCGTAAAATGTTTCAAATGGTATTTTTACTAACCCTTCTAGGTATTGTTTTGTTTTAATTGTCATTTCATCAGGTTTATTTTTAATCTCTTTCAATTTACTTACGGCTTTCTCTTTTGTATTTTCATCTACTTTTAACATATATATTTGTTGTTCTAATGTTGTTTTACTAGTTTCATATTTTTGAAATAGTTCTTGGTTTTGTTTTATATTTGTTTTTACAATATTTTTAAAACTTTGTTTTATATTCCAAGGTAAACTATCATAAAGCAAAGTACTTGAATTATCATTATTTGTTGAATTGGAATTAATTAAATCATATAAAATATAACAAGAATTCTGTATATCGCTATCTTCTTTGTAAAGTAGTAAATTAATAATAAAGTCTCTTTGACCTATAATGTCAAAATCTAGAAATTTTTTAACTATATTATCAATATGGTTTTGTTTTATATAATTTACATCACGAATAACTAACATAGTTTTTTTGAAAATGTCATTATTGCTATATATTAATATATCCTTTAATGAAAGGCTTTGAACAATATTTTTATGTATATTTTTATATTCTCCATCAATTTCATTGTTTATTGATGTTAATTCATCGAGTCGCATTTTTATATATTTGTTGTTTAAACAATAAATAGGTATATTATCGATTATTCCATTTATGATTAGTGTTTTTTTGGAGTGTTTATTTTGAATTATACATTTTAAATAATTAATTTTATCGGAAATCGGGATGTCACTTATATCCGTATCGTTTAAACATTCGAATTGATTTAAGTTGTCACATTCAATTATTTCATCTGTTATCTTGTCACAACAATAGTTTTCATTGTTATTTTTCTTTTTATTTTTCCAGGGTATTAATTTGTAACTTATTGGATGAATATGATTTGATAGTATTTTCAATTTGTCATTTAATATTTCATCTTCAAATTTTATATTTTTAAATTCTGAACCAAAACATACAAAAAGTAAATCTTCCAATTTTTTGGTACCGAATCCACATATAACAAGGGAAAGTTTATCTATAATTTTTTGTAATAATGATAGAGTAATATTTGAATCTTCACTTAAATTATTATTAATTATATCTATGTTATTTATTTTTTCATATAATTCAAGTAAAATAGAAACAGATAAATTTACATCATTTTCACTAAATAGATTATTTTTTTTATGTTGTTGTATTGAAACTATTGTATTTTCTATAATTTCTTGAATATATATGTTCTTTTCACGTATAAATTCTTGAATATTAGAATTATTTTTATCTATATTATTTTTCATTCCTTACTACTTATATTATATATAGAATTATAATATTTGGTTAAACTCACATAATGATAATCTAAAAAGATTATACAAACGATTTAAATATATCAGAGTTATAATAGTATGGGTATCCCTAGTTACTTTTCGCATATTATTAGAAATTATTCTAATATTATCCGTAGTTTGAAATATTTTCATGAGACGTCTTATCAATTTCAACATTTATTTATGGATTGTAATTCAATTATATATGATGCAGTTCATTCAATCGAACAAACGGATAATTTTTCTCAATATGAAGATGAAATCATTTCCAGCGTCATAGATAAAATTAAGGATTATATATATATAATAAAGCCAACAGATACAGTGTTTATTGCTTTTGATGGTGTTGCACCTCTTGCTAAGATGGAACAACAACGTACGAGAAGGCATAAAACTCTTTTTCTTTCTAACTTATCGTTTGATGAATCTACACCAAAACATAAAAATAAATGGAACACATCGGCAATAACGCCTGGAACTGAATTTATGGAAAAATTATCAAAAAAAATAAATTATGAATTTACTTTAAAAGAAAAACAATTGGGTGTAAAAAAAATTATTGCGTCTACATCTCAAGAACCAGGCGAAGGGGAACACAAATTATTTGATTATCTAAGAAAGAATGACTTGACACATGACAATATAGCACTCTATGGATTGGATTCTGATTTAATTATGTTGTCTATTTTTCATATGAACTATTGCAATAATATTTACAATTTCAGAGAAGCACCTGAATTCATTCGTAATTCATTACCAGTATCGGTGAAAAGTAATGATGCAAATGAACCGTATTTTTTAGATATTGAGCATCTTTGTAAAAATATATTAGCTGAAATGCGTTGTGTAGATAACGATATGTATAGGGTTTATGATTATGTATTTTTGTGTTTCTTCTTAGGTAATGATTTTTTACCTCATTTTCCGAGTATGAATATTCGAACACATGGCATAAGCACCTTACTAGATATTTATACGAAAAAAATAGGGAATATTCCTAATAACTTTTTAATCAACAAAGAAAATCATCATATTATATGGAAGAATGTAAGGAAAATTATAAAAGAAGTTGCTGATAGTGAGGAAAAATATTTATTACAAGAATATGAATTAAGGCGTAAATATGATAGATTTAAATTTCAACAAACTACAGAAAAGGAAAAAGAAACAATGTTTCAAAATGTACCTATAATCTATAGAAACCAGGAATCATATATTTGCCCAGAAGCAAATTTTTGGGAATCTCGATATTACAAATCATTGTTTAAATCTCAACCTACAAATAAATTTATGAAAGATTTATGTAGTAATTATCTCGAAGGTTTGGAATGGGTATTTAAATATTATTCAAAAGGATGCTATGATTGGCAATGGAAATATAATTATCATTACCCACCTTTATTTAAAGATTTACTTCAACATATTCCGCATTTTGAGACTGAGTTTGTAAAAAAGAAGCCAGAACAATCATTATTGCCAATTACACAATTATCTTACGTTTTACCTATCACTAATCATCATTTAATGCCGAAAAAAGTTCAAGAATTCTTAAGTAAATTTTATTCACATAATTATGTAAAAGATTATCAATTTGAATGGGCGTTTTGTAGATATTTTTGGGAATCACATCCTGTCTTACCTGAAATTAGTAATAGTGATATAAAACGTTGGGAAATATATTACCGTGAAAATTTTTGTTAGCTATAGAATTGAATTGTCCAATTCTGGAATACAATTTTGATCGTATTTTATAAAGCAATTCACATAATTGCAAATAATTTGTTTATGTATTTCCGGATTAATTTCTTTATTATAATTTCGTAGTCGTAATGTATATGACATATGAACATGGAAACCGTTTATTTTACAAATAATTATATTAAGAAATAATCCACTATAACCTGTTACATAATATTCTAATAAAATAGGTCCAGAAATCTCAATCATTGACTGCATTACTTGTAACAAACGAAATTTAATATCTAAATATTGATTCTTTTTATCTTTTTTTGTAGCACTCACGCATTTTGTCGATAATGTTTCCAGATCATATGACGTAAACGGTATTATATGATCTATATAAGAATTTTTGTTTTGTAAAAAAATATATTTTAATAAATAATGACATATACAATCGGCTAATCTTCGTATCGGTGAAGTAAAATGGCAATATTCAGGCATGCCTACTAAATCGTGCGATTTTACCTTTGATAAATAATCGGCGGAGATACCATTTGTTATAATTTGCTGTATCATTTTTTCGCCAGTAATATTTTCATCACTCGCATTCAACCATTCTTTTGCTTCACATGTTCTAAAAATACCTGCGTTTAACGTATTCTTTAAATATTCTCCAACAAAAGAGTTTGCAAATATTGCAAATTCAGCAATCATCTGTTTCATTCGTTTTTCATTATAAGAATCTTGATACAAATATATTTGCCCGTTATCAAATTTTGTATATGCGGTTGTTAGTTCGTTTAATTTTACACCTTTAGTATTTTTTGCACGTATTTCTTGCAATGCTTGACTAATTTTTAAACCAATTTTAAAGGCATATACATCAATTTCATTGGAAGCATCTTTGTAAGAATATGCATTATTTGACTTCACGAATATCTTAGTAAAATGCAGTTTAATATCACCTATTGGTGAATAATTATATGTATCTATTTGCGTGATTACAGAAATAGATTTCTTAATTTCATTATTACCTTTTAAACTGGATAATTTTAAAATTTCATCTGGAATCATATGAATCGGTTTTCGATTAGAAGGATATTTTGTAGTTGTACGTTCTACTATATTATTCCATAAATCAGTATGTAAAGCGATATATTCTGTTGGATCCGCAATATGAATGGCTAAAAACAATTCTTCATTCTTGGTATATATACTGAACGCATCGTCTGCGTCTTCACAACCTTCGGGATCAATACTATATACTTGATACTCGGTCATATCTAATCTATCTTCCATGCTAATTGAATAGGTATGATTATCTACTATATTTGTAGTAAAACATGCATCTTCGTAACTATTTCTTTTTTTTCCGTATATTGGTTCTATAATATTTGTGTAATTATTTTCAAATACAGTATTATACATATATTTTTATTTATAGGTTATTTTTATACCCTTTCATGAAACTTCTGGAGTCTTATTTTAAATCTTCAATAGTGTAAAAATTGATTCATAACGGATAGGAAATAAAAATTAAATCATGGATACAGTAATGTCAAAACTACAAGATTTTTATAAACTTTCTGGATTAAGTCGCATTTTAGATATTGCATTAGCCGTATCCTATATATACGTTGCTTGGATAGTTGTGCACTACTTATCTTCTCATCTTTATGTAAAATGGTGTGTACCACCAACAGTAATGGGTTTTGTCATGGCTCCATTTCTTGTTCCCTCTCCACATTGTACTGCATTAAGATGGGTAATTACAACAGGTGGACAGCAAATAATTACAATGTGGACGGTAATTGGTACATGGCTATTTAATTTAGCAATCAATTATACTATAAAAACAAAAAATGATTAATTTAAAAATAATTTAAATAAAATTTCATAAATATATTAGGCTTCTTTAGCTCAGTTGGTTAGAGCATTCGCTTAGTAAGCGAAAGGTCGAGAGTTCGAATCTCTTAAGAAGCTGAAAAAAAAATAAATGGTAATTGCATTTGCTTCCTTAGCTCAGTTGGTTAGAGCGTTCGCTTTGTAAGCGAAAGGCCAAGAGTTCGACTCTCTTAGGAAGCTTTTTTATAATATTTTTTTGTCAATATTATAAAAATTGATACTTCTAATAATATTAATAAATACAGTAGTTCAAAAAATTATGTCTAAACCACCTGAGAAATCATGGGGATATATTCCTAATTTAGAAGACGAAAAAGACTCCGTAATACAATTTGAATTGTTGAATTTGCGAGCAATAATAAGCAATATAAATAACAAACCTCTTGCAGAATCACCTGTATACCAACATGTAATCATCCCTTATTTGCAAAAATTAATAGATAAATTGGAAACATTAGAAGACAAAATTAATCGAGAATTAGATATAGATGGATACAAAACCATTGAAGATATAATTTATGAATAAATTTGATTGATTATAGCATTTTTTGTCAATATTATAAAACGTAGTTATACCAAGTTTCATCATTATTTTGAATTACATTTTTATTATTTCCTCTATAAAACGTAATCCATGAATCACAATTACCAGTTCCGCAAATTACATATTTGCATCTTGACATTATAATTGTAATAGCTAAGTACTTTTTTGAAAACTCATAATTTTGAGAACTCATTTTTATATCAACAGTATCATCACATTTTTTCATGTGTCTTATTTCATCTTTAAAATAAATAGAGTTATTTGGGAATTTGTTTGTCATAAATTCTAAAAATTCAGTTTCATCACTTTGAATCAAAAATACTGTTTTTGAATTTTTCTTTTCTATTTGATAGGCATAGTTTAAATATTCATCATAACTACATTTTTTTGTTTCTCTATTTTTATCATTTCCTCTATAAAATAATACACAGATGTTTTCATAAAATAAATTATATTTTTTTTCTATATTATTGATGATTTCATTTATTTCAAGTGATGGAGAAAAATATTTTTTGATTAATGGTGTTATATGTTTATAATCCAATTCAGAAAATTTTTTATATTGCCATGTATGGCGATAATCTATAGGATATATTATATTAACATCCGTTATATTATTAAAATTTTCAAAATAATCAAATGTAATATCTTTATTTTTATGATTTTTATACCAAGTAAATATCTCGAAACCATCTATATCATCAGGTAATTTTTCATTTTTATTAATAAAACGTACAATATCATGAAGTTTTACAGAACAACAAGAAAAAAAGCCAGCATTATGTTTTACAGAAATCATAATATATATATCTAAATATAATATAAATATGAAAGATTGTTGTACACATAACAAAACAGCCAAAAAGTGTATTCGAAAATCAGATAAAAAAGAGTTTTCTTTGCCTAGACGGTTTACTAGAAAAAGGTGTCAAAAAGGAGTTCAAGGGTTTACCATGAAAAGTTCTTGTGCTCCATATAACGATTGTTTAGATGGTGGAAAAGCCGAAAAACAGTTTTTATATAATCCAGATGACCCTAAAAAGAGTTTTGATGTTTATATAGATAAAGACCCAAGCGATACTATTCCTATTAAATATACAACAATTGATGACGTTAAAACAACAATTAAAACTTTAGAAAAACTTTATAAGCAAAATAAATATTCACATAAAAGAATTTGGCAAGTAGGTATGATAATGAAAGTACGCCTTGAAGCCATGTTGAAACATAAAAATAAGTTGTATCCAAATGCAAAAAATGTAAAAAAGCGATTTAATTTAGCAAATAAGTATTTTTTATTTTTACGAAGTCGAACAAAAGAAAAGGATGAAAAGAAACGTAAACAAATGAAATTTAATAATTAAATATATTTATAATATATATGTCTGACCAAAAAAAAATAGATAATTTGATAGCAAATGCAAGGAAAGGAAAACTAGATGAGGTTAAAAAGTTGTTAGAAGAAGGAGTAAATATAAATAGTAAAGAATCAATGGGGTATAGTAGAACCGCTTTACACGTTGCTACAGAATATGGGGAAATAGATATGATGAAGTATCTTATTGATAATGAAGCTGATTTAACGGTTACTAATGCAGGAAGTTATAATCCACTTATGTCTGTTGTTCAAAAAATGGATATGGATGATGGTGAATTGTATCGTTTATCTAAAACTAAAAAACGTTATATAAATCAAGACGAAAATGGAAAATATATAACAGGTTATTGGGCCGACGAAGATAGACCAGATAAATTAAAAGAACAACAAGATGAAATAATTAGAATTAATGAACTTCAGGAAAAACGTATTGAAGTAATTAAATTTCTTCTTGAAAAAGCAAAAGAAAAGAATATTTTGAATGATATACTCACACAAGGAAATATGCACCGTTTTAATGCCCTTCAACTATCATACAGAGGACGATATGAAATTATACAAATCCTTCTAGATAATGGAGCAGACCCTAAAGATATTCTACATGAAACGTATTTTGCAGAGAAAGTTGATGAAAATATACTTAAATTATTAATGGAATATGCTATAAAAGAACCAAATTATGAACCTGAAGAGGATGCACATCAACGTGTTAAAGATATGTTTGCTTATTATAAACAACAAAAAGAAGAGAAGGATGAAATGATTGATGATGTCGCTGAGAAGAATAAAGTCCCCGAAGACGTTGCTGAGCAAATGAAATCATTTATTGATGGAAGTGGAAAACGTAAATCAAAAAAAATAAAGAAAGCAAAGAAAATTGTAAAAAAACATAAGACAAGAAAAAACAAGAAATCTAAGAAGTAAACAAAAAAATAATTTAATTAACTATAATAAAGTTAATTAATTTTAATATTATAATGTGTATAAAGTTATTCTTTGTTGTTTTTCTTTTTTTAGAATTTACTAATGCACTTCGTATACCAATATCAAATTCTTATTCAAAGAAAAAACCATTAAAAGTAAAAGTTTTTGATAAAGATTTGGTAGTTTGGTGGGATAATAATAAATGGTCAGCAACAAATGATGCTTGCTTACATCGTCAGGGTTCTTTATCAAAGGGTGTTATTACAAAAGATGGAAATATCAAATGTGGTTACCATGGATGGGAATACAATAATTGTGGTACTTGCACATATTTTCCATCTACCAATAAAAAATTTAATTTGAATAATGGTTGCTATGAAATTGAAGAACAAGATAATGTTTTATGGTTTGTTGATAAAACTTGTCATAATAATCAAGAAATTTTTGAGAATACCTTTAAAAATTATATTTTTACAAAATGGACCTATGAAAAACTTAAGGGTTCGCATGAGTTGTATTTGGAAAATATAATGGACCTTTTGCATTTTAACCATGTTCATCATAATACTCCACCACCAGTAAGTCGATATAAAGAAATGGATGTTATTAAAAAAAACGAATCGATTGTTCATTGGTTTAATGAGAGTGGATTTAGTGTAGAGGTTATTGGTAATAATCCTTCTAGTTATGTATTTATTGCCCCTTATTCGTTATTGTTTACACTTGGTGATAATGTAAATATATGTAGTTTCATTTATCCAATAGATGAGAATCATTGTACGTTTTATACAAGTCTTTTGTTACATAAACAAGATAGTGAATTAAAAAACAAATTAATAAAAAATTCTTATAATTTTGTAAAACCTCTTGTAGATTTTTATGGAAATGGAATATTTGCTCAAGATAAAGAACAGATTATTGAACAGCATAACAATATACAAAAACATGGAAAAAAGTATATATCGCCTTATGTATCTGACAAACCCATTATGTTATATAATGATTGGATGAGAAAGTATTATAATGGTTCTAATGTTTTTAATTTTGAATTTAAACCTTGATAATATATCAGTTTACTAGATAAAATCATTATTCATTTTATCTATTTAAAAGTATGTGTCCAAGATATCTATATATGAAAAAAGTAGGGTTTTGCTTTTTAATTTATGATATTATGAATCAAGAAGAACTATGGAATGAATGGTTTAAAAATGCAGATAAAGAAAAATATGAAATATATATTCATTACAAGGATAATAAGGAATTAAAGTACTTTGAAGAATATAAGTTAACTAATTGTATACCTACGCAATATAGAAAAGTAAGTATTGTTCATGCTCATAATGTATTGTTTAAAAAAGCTTATGAGGATGGATGTTATAAAATAGTATCATTGTCACAAGCATGTATACCATTAAAGTCTTTTGATTATGTTTATGATTTTTTGACAAAAGATGATTTAAGTTATTTTAATATGACCGTTAACAGTAGAGGTGTTCATCCAAGATGCGAACATGCTTATCAATTTATACCAAAAGAAAAAATTAGGAAAACTAGTAATTGGTTTATTTTAAATAGAAATGTAGCAGAAAAAATTATAGAAACGCCAAAAGAAGAAATTAATAAAGTATGGCAACCTATTTCATTTCCAGAAGAACATTACTTTATAAGTACAATATTTTTACATAATCTAGAATCCCAAATAAAAACTACTCCTAACCTTGCTTCTGGTGCTACAACTTTTACAAACTGGCACGATATGAGAGAATATCCATATGTAAATGATAGGTATCTTAAAAATTATGCCGATGTTTCTTCTGAAGAGTTATTATATTTGCTTTCTCAACCATGTTTATTTGGTCGTAAATTTAATTTAAAATGTACAGTTGATGGTAAATCGGATTTTTTCTTATTTGATTTTTTGAAAAATCATATTTAAATAATTTAGTAAAAATGAATTCGTATTTTCTTCCTATTTTTTTTATTCTAGGGCTTAATTATTCTGATATGGACGATAATTCATTAGAATATAAAAAAATAAGTATTTTGCGTTCTAAAAAAATATACGAATTGAATAAAATGATTGAAGTTTTGCGAAATCATATTGAAGATTTGAATGAAAAGTTGGAAAAATTTATATCTGGTGAATTTTCGAATAATCAAACAAATTTAGATGAATGTTATCGTTATCAACAAATTATTCAGAAACTAGAAACGAAGTGTAAAAATCTTGAGATTGATTTCTACTGCTCTGAATATAAAGTAAAAGCGTTAGAACAGGTAATAGAAGACCCAACAACAAAAGTAAAATCAGATCTCATGTGTATAATTTGTGAAGAAAATAAACGAAATATCTTATTTTCACCATGTAATCACGTTGTTGCGTGCGAAGAATGTTATCAAAAAGATACAAGTGGTGTATGTTATGTATGTCGTGAAAAGGTAAGAAAATGTGAATATGCATATTTGGTTTAGTATTTATTTATATTTTTTAATATTTTATAATTATGTATTGTATAGAATAATTATGAAATTAGATTGTGTTCTAACTGCTGTAAATGAAAATAAAATGTATTTAGATTTATTGCCATTCTTTATAAAATTTTGGAATAAGTTATATCCAGAAGTAGATGTTAAAATAATATTGATTGCAAATAGTATACCGGAAGAATATTTATCTTATAAAGATAATATTATATTGTTTGAACCTATTGAAACAATATCTACTGCATTTACTTCTCAATTTATTAGGTTATTATATCCATCATTGTTAGATTATAAAAATGGATTATTAATAACTGACATTGACGATTGGCCTATGAATAGACATTTTTTTACAAAAAATATAGAAGAATTCTCTGATGATAAATGGATTAATATGAGAAACTGGACCGGTGGAAACCAAATTTCAATGTGTTGGCAAGTAACTACTCCAAAAATTTGGAAAGAAGTATTTCAAGTTCATTCATTAGAAGATATAAAAGAAATTTTATTAAATGTAAGTAATAAGGTAAGTTATGTTGATGGGCCTGGTAAAAGAGGTTGGTATACTGATCAAATATATTTACATGAAAAAGTAATGAATTGGGATAAAAAAACAAAAAATTATGTATTTTTACATGATAGTAATACTAAATTTTGCAGATTAAATAGGGATCATTTTAGAATAAATAATCCTGTAACTTGCAATAAAATAACAAATGGTGTATTTTCTGATTATCATTGTTTACGTCCAAATAGTAAACATTTTGAAACCAATAACAAAATTTTCGATTTGCTTTGATAAATTATAATATTAATATGTATATGCAAAAAATAGCAATATTTGGATCTTACCCATTTCATCTGGAATGTGTAGGATTTTTATTGGAAACTTTCAAGGATAGCATAATTGATATTTATTTAAAAAAAACTATAGATAAATATAATTATGTGGATTATTATTCAACTTTGTATAATTTCAATATAATTTATAATAATTTTTCTAGCAAATTGATTAATAATTATAATATAGTATTTAAATTAACGTCAAATGACCCATGCTTAGAAGATAAAAGGGTGATATCTATATTACATTTAGCTGAAAAAAAGACTATTTGTAAATCTGATAAATATATAAGTTTAACACCTTATATTTCTGGTACTAAAATCTTTTATATATTTCCTATTTATGAACCTTATAAAGAAATAAAAATAAATTATGCTAATATTGTTACTATGATTGGCCATTATTTGAATAAATACTTTGATATAGATACAATTAATTTTATTAAACAAAATTCGAATTACAAGTTTCAATTTATAATAAATGGTGATAATGATTACTCACGTTTGAATGGTCTAACTAATGTATCACTACATCGTAATATTAGTATGACCGATATGGCAAAACTAATTAGTATTTCAAAGTATATATTATCAAAAAAATATATACATCGGGATCGTTTTTCGGGTCAATTAGGATTAGCTATGTCTTTTGAAAAACCTTTAATAGTTGATTTAAAAACAAGAATAGATTATAATTTAACTGGAATTACTTTTGAAAATCAATATACAGATATTGGTAAATTGGATGATATATCAAATGAGACCTATAATAATTTAAAAAAAGAATTATCGGTAAAAAAACATATTATTATAAACAATAATGCTTTACTTTTAAAGAAGTTATTTTGACATTAATTATATAATTAATCTTTATTATTTGTGAATATATTTAGATGTGCATATAATATCGTGGTAGCATAACAATCAACCATATCTTCTTTTATGATTATTTTCTAATTTGTTAAATGCATACATATAACATGCATCGCGTAAACTTATATTATTGCGAACAGATAAACTATACATCTTTTTAAACGTATCTTCTATTTTTTCGTCAAATTTATTGCGTATGTGCTTTTCATCCCAATATTCATCTCTTTTATTTTGTAGCCACTCGTAATAAGATACTAGAACACCACCTGAATTAGCCAATATATCTGGAATAATAGGTATATTTTTTTGTTCTAAAATTTCTTCTGCATCAAAATCAATAGGTCCATTTGCTGCCTCAACAATTAAATCACAATTGATTGAATTTACATTCTCTTTTGTTATTTGTAATTCTAATGCACTAGGAATTAATATATTGCATTTTAATTGAAAAAAATCCTCTTTAGATATAGATTTCCCATGTTGATAGTTTTTAATTGAACCATTTTCAGCAACATAGTCCTTTAAATTAAAAGTATTGAAACCTTCTTCAGAATAAATGTATCCGCTATGATCTCCCACTGCTATAAGATTCATTCCATAAGAATTTAATAGTTCACACGTATAGTAACCGACATTACCAAATCCTTGAATAATATAATTTTTTCCTTTTAAATTATATTCTTTTTTTTCTGCCCATTGTTTAATTGTTAATCCAACACCTCTACCTGTTGCTTCTTGCCTTACATAACTTCCACCAAAATCTATAGACTTTCCGGTAAACACACTTTTCATGTTACTTGTTAAATTAAAATTACCACTAATATTGTTATATTCGTCGGTCATCCAATCCATAATAGTAGAGTTTGTATTTACGTCAGGTGCTGGTATATCTTTATTTGTACCTATATAAGGATAAAGAGCTTTGGTAAAGTTTCGAGATATTTTTTCAATATCTGTTTTACTATATTTATTAACATCAATAGTAATTCCTCCTTTTGCTCCCCCAAATGGAATATCTTGAATACAACATTTATATGTCATCCATTGAGCTAATGCATTTGCTTCGTTAATATTTACAGTTGGATGGTATCGTAAACCACCTTTAAAAGGACCAAGATAATTATTATGTTGAACACGATATCCAGAGAATATTTCTATTTTATCATTTAATAATACAGGAAAGTTGATTTCAATCTTGTTCATGGGATTTTTTAAAACTTTTAATAAATTTTCATTAACATTCGTTTTTGTGATTGCTCGCTGTATTTGTTTTTCTATAATAGATAACATATATTATAGAAAAATTATTATTTTAAATAACTTATTATAAGATGTATTATATTTTAAAAATAGTACTATGAAATCCAGGTGGTATTCTAGCAGGAATATCGATTGATTCTATTTTTTTGTCTTTTACGTCGATTAAACTTATAGTATGTTGACCATTATCGTCTAAAAATCCTAGTAAATATTCTTTATTGCGTATCACTACAGTTTGTAATTCTGCAGTACCAAATACATTTTCAGGGAACAAAAATATGTTGGGTTTATTTTCTGAGAAGTTTCTAGTATCTATTCTTAAGACACCTTTAATATAAGCTTCCCTAGCATCAAATATACATGCGTATAATATATTAGGGTCTATTTTAGAAGTTTGAGGAAAGTCAATAAAGTAAGGATAATCTACGTTTTTTATATATTCAATGTATCGATTATATTTAATCTCTGTTTGTTTTGTATATTTATTGATGCGTATTTCTCTTAACATACTGTTTTCTTTTTGTTGATGATTATTTTCGTCAAATTTCATTATATTTTTTAAATTTAAGTTTTTGTTCAAACAAGCATAAATTACATATTCATGCTCAGTTTCATATGCTCTAGAAAAATGAAATACATAGAAATTTTCGTCAAAATAATACCAGTCCGGTTTATTAAGTTTATCAATATCAAATATTCCAAACCGCGTTATCCCATCCCTATCGAAGAAAAGGGGCTGTTCGAATTTAAAAAGTTTCATATGGTCAAATTTCATAGGCATATCAGGTACAATTACTTTATTTTCGGTTGTTGCAATACTATGTGTAATACCATTATTGATTAAACTAACGTTCTTTTGACGCAATAATTCCATTTTGTCATTAAATATATTAAATATAAACAAACCTTTTACCCAGTCGTAATTATTATAAGTAAACATATAATTTAAATTTCTCTTTTCGTCTTTTATTGGATGGGCTGTTAAACTACTCATATTGGGTAATTCTAAATAAGATTTGGTTGATACATTGAAAGGTTCTTTATTAATAGTTAATTCATACGGCATATCTCCTTCATAAAGAGCAAACAATGTATTATTTGTTTTAAATAATGCTGTATTAGCTGTACCTTTTGCTAATGGTATCATTTTTAAAACAGTCTTTATAGTATAAATTGCAAAATTAAATAAACCATTTGAGTCATAAAAATTTCCAATATTCATAAATATTTTTCGATTCATTTTATTTTCAAAGTTAAATTTTTTTGTCTCAATCCATTTGTTTTGATATATGATTGATGTTTTATTAAAGTATATTGCATGAATCATACCATCACCGTCTAACCATGTGTAAGATTCTTCGTTAGATAGATATTTTGGATTTGAACCTACTTGTGCATATACATTATTTTCTAGCGATTTAAATAACTTTTTATTGTGTTTAATTGTAATTGTCTTTTCTTCTTGCACTGGTTTAAATCTTCTTTCAAGAAAAAATTTGTTGTATGTTTTTTGCTTAAATTGTTTGAAAAAGTCTAATTTAAATGTATTAACTCCAGTTAATAATATCAGAAAAAAATATATGTACATATGAAATTTGTTTATATATAATAGAAGTATCATTTTAAATATTTTTATTACTTGTTATATGTATTTAAGATAAGAGAGAGATTAGTTGTTGTAAAGAGAGATAAGTTGAGAGTCGGGGTTCCAT